GATGCAGAAATTGCATTGACTATCTTTGTCCACAGATAACTTAGACCCGCTTGATTAAGAAAATTATTAGTGGTCATTTAATCACCTCATCAATTTCTTCTGAAGAGACTTTTTGATGATTGCATCGATTTGGGATTCAGTCATTGCACTAGACTTATTTAGTTTCTCGTTCAAGCTAGCATTCGTCTTTTGGATGGTTTCGTCCAAATTCGTAATGGCCTTGATGGGATGTTGATCTGGAAGATCACGATTCTTGAGAGCAGCATGATCATCTGTTGCAATTGCTCCACCAGGATTCAGATCGTCATAAGGTTTGTCAACAGCAACGCTAATTCTGAATTCGGATTCAGCGGCTGCATCTTTTAAAGCTTGCATCTGCGCGGTCGAAGTAGGCGGATCAAAGATCATTTTCACTTTGGCATAAACATATGTCTTCACAAACTGGAGACGAGAATCGCCAGCTGGAATCAAATCTGTCCAAAGCTGATCGGGTCCATCTACAACAACACTTCTAGAAGCATCCAAACCGATTTGATAGAGATTTGCTAACTGCGAGTTTATATGCATGATAATGTCAACATCGAATGGAGTATAATCGGGGGATGCTCCGATGGCTTTCTTAATGGAAAGCAGAATACTCGATTGGATCTGTGCTTGTGTATATTCAGCCATTAGCGAATCCCTCCTTATTTAGGTTTCTTCCATGGACAGGTATCATTTGGCGTGCGGTTCAGCACTGGAAATATAGTATTTCGAATGCCACCATAATGAATAAATCGGTGAGTTCTATCGGAGACACAAATAACATTGTTCTTAGAGAATATCACAGGATCTCGAGCTTCAATCTGTTCTGGTGTAATTGGATTTATGTGGTGAATGATAATATCACTACTTTCCAAATCATAACCAGGAAGTGCAAGGTCGCAACCTTCATCTCTAATAATAATATCTCTTCGAAACTTTCGCCACTCATCTGAGTGATACAAAGCCTGATTTAAATATCGAGACCATCCAAAAGTTTCTTCGCCAATGCATGAATGTGTTTCCAAATACTCAACTCTGCCAATATAGTCTGGAATACTAAGAAGCTCAGTATATGTCTTCATCGTACTCCTCCTCATCCATATCGCCATTATACCGTTGCATGGCTTTCATAGCGGCTTCATAAAGTTCGTCCTGACGGGCCTGCGCACGAATATTATCCTTCTTAGCAGATGCCAATTCGACTTGCTCGGCAAGAAGTTTCTTCTCGAGCCGTTCGCGCGTAGATCCAAGCTTTAAATAATGGGTAATCAACTGAGAGGAAGCAGTTCCATCTCTCAATTGCTGCTCTGCTAGGTCTTCAGCAAGGGAAATAAGGTGTGCTTCCCTAGCTTCTACTGACAGGGCTGGACGATTCTTAGTTTTCGTCTTGTCATTAGCAGCTTTTGCCAATGGTTTCTACCTCCTCTCAGATAGATTTAGTAAGTTATAGAACAATTCTGCCCAGAAAAATGCCTTGGGTTTTATGGAAAGAAAGGACGGAAAGACGGATAGGCCATATAGGAGGCAATCTCGGCAGGAGAAAGATCATGGCAGAAAACCCTAAATAACACAGGAGGTGAATCTGTGACCCAAGGCATTTCCCTGAGCAGAATTGTTCTGGCATTTTGACCCCCGGAGAAATTTCTAAGAGAGCCGCGATGCATAGGGGGGGTCATTTTGACGGACCCCTCCCCCTATCAAAATGGACAGAGGAACAGGTCTAATCAAAATGATTTCATTCAAAATGGATTTTTTATTCATCTTTTTCTTCTTTTACAAGCTTCTTGTAAATTCCAAAAGGATCTACAGCAATGATCTGATCAATCGCTCTTTCAATTTCGATTTGGTTTTCTTTGTCAGAGAACTGGTCCGTGGTGTAGGCTAGACGAGCCAGATAACCACATGAGTTGTAGCCATGGTCCATGTCAAAACGCCACCAATTCGCAAAGTCATCAAAAGGATCGAAAGGATTGTCAAATGTTGTTAATGCAACAAGACGAGACATTAGCTTTCACCTCCATTTAAATACTTTGCAACAGTTGAAGGCGAAATTCCTAATGCTTCAGCAATCTGTGCATTTGTAGCACCTTTTGCAGACATTGTTTGAATTCTAGAAACCTTAGCTGTAGTCAAAGCAGTTGCTGTTTTAGGCATAGCATAACTACGAATCTTGTCCATATCAGAGAATCTGAAGATCTGCATAAGTTTAGAATCGCTAATCGCACCAGATTGGATGGCTTTCCATTCTTTATCAGTGATGTCGATTCGTGTGCCTTTACTGGAAGCACCAACACGTTCACGAGCATCATTAATTGCAATTTGCCGAATCTTATCAAGACTCTTCTTATTTTGCTTATCTTTTAATTCTGGATAGGCCTCTGTTTTGGCATTGATGATTGAATTGGCAATAGCTTGTGCCCGACGCTCTTTAGGGATATTAAGCTGAGCCCTACCCAGTTTAGTATTCAAAGAGTTAACTTCTTCTGCATAAGTCTTAGCAGAAGATGGGCTATATTCTAAGCGAGGAGTATTTACCATCTGTTTACGGGCTTCATTTGCCAATGCTTTCATCTGGTTTGCAAAATCCGCATATGCCTCATCTTTTGGATGACCAGAAGACAATTCATGTGCATCTTCTCTATTTAGAATCTTTGGGACTTTGGTTGTAGCCTTGACAGGATTGCCATCCTTATCCCGGCGGTAGTCACCAGTTTCTCGATCCCAAATGAGTCTTCCAGATTCTTTGTAAACAATCTTGCCGGTCTCTTTATCGATAACGCCAGATCCACGACGTTCCGGGACCTCATCCGTCTGTTTATGCCTAGAAATAATGGTCGATGCACCACCATAATGGACATTCCCATCAGCGTCAACCCAACGTTGCCACTTTTTAGTTAGCTCAGCGATCCCATTATCTCTAGCAGATTGGCGATAGTCATAGTTATGTTTGACTGCATCGATGACAACCATGCTATGTTTAACGGCTCTAGCAACCTCAGATTCTGGGGCACCGCCTTCTGTCATATCTGTGAGTAGATTTGACACCACACCCATTTGTTTTTGCTGATACTTTTTGCTCATTGGCTTGATATTGGATCCTTCCGGGATGGCATAAATATTAGGATCAAAGTCTTCAAGTTCTTTGAGGTACTTTCTATGCTGAATATTAATACCATTCTTTTCAGTAGGAATCGCAACAACACTATCACCATCAAAGTCAGCACCAGATAGCTGTCGGGCGGTCTTAGGATTGATACCAATAGCATCTGTTACAGAAGGACCAAGGAGTTTTTCACCTTGTTTATCGTTATTATTAACGGTAAGCACGGGAATTTCGAATGTACCAGCATGAGGAAAACGAACTAAAGCAAGCTTAGTGCCATTCTCATAGTTTGGCGCATAAACTTCATTCTCTTTAATCTTAGGCAAAGGAAGGATAACTTGTGTTGTTTGCCCGGGAAGAGCAGCCGCTTTTAAACTAACAGCCGCAGTGTCGCAAGAACCAGCAAAATCATCGAGAAGTTTTCTTTTAACAGTTGGATTGGTAAGCTGAGAGATCTCGTCATACTGTTCTTTGTACTTGTTGTACTGTTCATTTAGCTGACGATTGATCAACTCGATTGGCTGTTTAGAGAGAAACTGAGAAGACAAACTTCTGGCTTGCTTTTCATAGTCGCCTTCTTCTTTCAGCTTATTAATGGCATTTAATTTTCGCTCGCCATTCTCATCAGTGTACCAACTTTGACCACCAGCTTTAATCAAAGCGCCAAAAGGATTATCAGGATCTTCTTTAATATCCTTCAAAACTTTCTCGAATGGCGTTCCAGTAGGTTTATTGGTATTAAACACAATATCTTTTCCATCAGGAATATCATCAGAGTACATAGCCATACCCTTGAGATAGTGTTTACCATCAACCATAATTCGAACCTGAGCATAATGACTGTTGCCAAGATCCAAGTCTTTTACGCCAGGACGAATTAAGATAACGCCATCCATATCAGAGCCGCCTTTATCGCCATACTTAATGTCAACACGCTTACTATCAATGCTGGAAGGATATTCTCTCTTATCCCAACGAACACCACCATCGGTAGAATGGTAATCAGCGACAGATGCAATCTCACCGACATTCTTGTATGCATATGCCTGATCATATTCGGGATTAGCCAGAACCTCAACAGTTGTTCGAAGCTTTGTGTTTGTGGCCTGTGCTACACCAACACCATAACGCTGATATCCCTCAGCTTCAAGCATTCGAATGGCTGTGTCAAGTGTATCTCGACTAACGCCAAGCTCGGATTCAACCTGGGCGCCAACATCGAGCATCTTCTTATTTTTCAGTTCTTCTTTCAGAATATCAGCAGTTTTAGCAGGCGCCTCAGTTCTTTTGATGGATTCTGGGTTCAGCCAGCTACGAACAGAGCTTTCGTTTACACCAAGTTCTCTTGCAATCTCGCTTGTGTTTTTGCCATGTTCCATCATAGATCGCACAGTTGCAACACGATCCATCTTACGCTCATTAGAAGCGATACGAACGAGCAAACGCAACTCTTTTACAGAGTCAACCAGCATAGCATCGCAGATTTCTTTCTCATTCATTCCGCTCTTTTTAAGCTCGTCGACACGAGAAATCCAGTCGCCACTACGCTGATAAGGATTATCGCCACTACCCCAAGGATATCTGCCGGAACGGCGCTTGATACCATAATGCATTAACTGGTCCTGATCCGTGGCGCATCCATAATAGCCACGAATCTCATCTGCTAAGCTCATGCGCTCATTCCTCCTCTAATTGAATTTTAGATAGCTCAGTATCAAACTGAACAATCTTGTTGCAAATATCACGAATATCTGCAGCTTCCGGATTATGACAAAGAACCTGATCTTTTTGATAGATCCGAAGTTCAGATCCGTCAAGTGATGTTGGTCTGATCTTATACTCAAGACAGAATAATGCTGCATAAATCATAAGTTGATCCATGCTTGCCGGATTCTCGCCAGTCTTAAGATCATGTATCCTTAGAAAATTCTTTCGATAACTAATTGTGTCAGCATGGCCAAAACAATTAGGCGAGTAAAATAAAAGCACCTCGGGATCCATGCAGTACCCAATTGCATCATTCACGTACATATTAAGTGTTCTAGGCTGTTTAGGTAATCTTTGCCTCAGCTTTATGCACTTAGCAGCGAATTCATGCAACTCGGTACCGCGTTGTTTTGCCTGCTCATTGAAATATCTTTGTCTCAAAGTTTCAGTATCGTAGCGAAGCCATGTATGCTTACTTGGACTTAAGAATGCATGCTTATCTTCGAATTTTAAATGATCGTTCCATTTCATCGAGGACTGCCTCCTTATTCTCGGGATAGATGAAACGCCCAAAGCCTAGATTGTCGGCCATTTGAATATAAAGATCTTGATTAGGCTGATGTATTTCATGGCTGCTTTTCTTGCATTCGAGCATAGCCCAGCATCTGTTCCATAGAACAGTAAGATCAGGAATGCCTTGTAAATAGTTGGCATCATTCTTCAATACGATTGCGCCAGGAAATCGTTTCTTGATTTCTTTTACAAGATCTGCTTGGAATTTGTTCTCCTTTCCTGCCATTTTATTCACCTCATCTTTTTAGGAAAGAAAAGAGAGATTGATCGGATTTGAACCGATAACCTTCTACCTTGCGGTAGGTGCTCTCACCAGCTTAAGCTACAATCTCTCAAAGGAACTTCTAATAAAAGTCGCCCATTATTTTCTATTCCTCTCCATAAAAGAGCATGATATTTTCGCGAATTCTAAAAATACTTATTTTGACCTTATTGGGTTCTACCGTCAGCTTTTTCTTAAAATACCGCGATGCCAACGAGTAGTGCAATTGCAAACCCAACAGTGAATGCCAAAATAGCGATTTCTGTATGATCTTTAAAAAATTCGTCCATGGTCGCGCATACAATAACGCCAAGAATCCAAGCAAGAATTACAACCCCAATAGTAGCCAAGCATTTAATCATTCTTATCCTCCGAAGTATCATCCAAATAGATCCATTCTATATCTAACTTTTCAGTAATCTTATCAAGATTTTTAGATTTTGAAATCAGCAATCTGGAGACAGCATCCGTAAGCTCTCCAACAATTGCCAACACAGAAAATATAATTGCATAAGACATCCCAGAAGGATCCTTTGTAGTAACGCAACTAATCAAAAATAGAAGCGCAACAACGCAGTTAACAAAACACATTTTGACCTCCAAAATTATACATTTTTGGCCTACATTTTCCATCATCATTTTTACCATATTTTGACCCTATTTTTTCACTCAAAAATAGGCTATGGGACAAAAGACCAAAAATTTTTCAATTATTTTTATATATTATTTCAATTTCTGAGATAAATTAAATTAAAAAGTGGTCTTTTGGCCCAAAAAACCCTGAAACCCTTGTGCCGCAACGGTTTGAGCATGGGACAAAAATTTTTCACTGACCACTTTTTTGGCCCATTGGACCACTTTTTGGCCCAAAAATGCCGAATTTTCCGAGCCGTGTTATTTTTGCGAATAAATTTTGGGACAGATTTTTGGTCTATTTGAGATTTTTGTCCCATAAAATGTCCCATAAATTTGCACTTTTTAAACACCCCCAAAAAGCTCCAAAAATCCCAAAAATATCAAGGTTGCCCAACAATAATCCAGCACACAAAAAAGGCCCAAAATATGATCAAAAATGAGCAAATTATGTCGAAAATTTTCTTGAGCTTTTTACTCACGAAATTGACCTCCAAAATTTAAATATAATCTATAAATAACCCGCAAATAATGACAGTAATTACAGAAACTAATGTCAGTAAAAATGGAGAAATTTTTACCATAAAATCGGAATCTTTTGAAAAAACTTCGAACTCCATTACGATCCCAATGACACCTGCCATAGCACTTAAAATGTTGATAAATGCCAATGTTGAGAGTGCATATTTAAGCATTTCCATTTCCTCCAAAGAAAGATATTATTACGCAATAGCTTTCCATATTACTAAAATTTCGTCATCATACCATTCCTTCGTACCCCTCGAATCCATCGTCAAAAGATACGGAGCATCCTCCAAATCGCCCTCAAAAGCATCATGATCATACTCATAAACCATGCCGTTTGACCCACGAAAAGCACTCCAATCGCCCTCTGAAATCAGCTCACCAGGCATGTAATAGAGCCAATCAGAGCCCCAAACGACCCCCTCATCGAGCTCAAAATTGCATGCTTTTGCATGAATACTTCCCAATCCAGAGAGCCCCAAAAGGCCAATTCCGATTAGAAAAAGAGCCGCCAAAGCTCCAGAAATCACTCTTGAAACCATCTTTTTTGTCCGTTTTTTCATCATTTTCACCTCTAAAAATGGCCATTTTGACCATAAATTTTCGATTTTTAGGTAATATTTTGCTCTTGCGAGCATTATTTCGGAGTTTTACTCCTCAAAAATAAAAGGAAGAGAGCCCGTTTCCGAGCCCTCAATCCCCACATTTTAATCATTTTCCTTCCGACAAATGATCAGTCCGGTAATATTCTTCGTATTTTCAGGATTACCAAGCAATTCAACTGCCTTAGCAAAGCTATTAATCTTGCCATTGAAGCGATCTTCATTGACAAATCGGTCAAAAGTATACTGGCCAACGCCTTTCCATTCAAGCTCGCGTGTGAATTGACCAAAGTCAATTTCCTTCGCAAAACTTCGAATTGCCTGATGTTTGCCTACTTTGCAACCACTGATTCTTCCCCAAAGATACATCCCAACGCCGTATACGAACACGCTTCCGCCAACCGCAATTGCAGTTTTGTTTCCCTTTACGAATTCAATGCCCTTTTCCTTCAGTTCTTTGATCTTCATAAGAAAACCTCCTTAAAATTTGTGGGTTTACCCCATTATAGGCCAAGATTTTTTCACGAAGATGTACCAGGATCATCAGGATCTGGAGAAGTCTGCCCAAAATCAACTCTTCGGACATTATCGAACATATCCAGAAGGATCTGGTCATCGCCATATATAAGATACATGAACTGAATCGCTTCATTGAGTGAGAGATTCGAGAGAGCTTTCTTAAAAAGTTTCAAAGCATCTAGATCACCCTCACTCAGCTTTTGATCATCTCTGTATTTGATATAGTCGCATAAAGCATCTTTCCAGTTATCTTTATGAGAAAGTACGATACTTAGATTATCATTTCTCTTTCTGTCTGCGGTTTTCTTTCTGTAAACGAACATATACATATTAAAAGTCTCCTTATCCAGCATCAAAAATTTTTCCGGCAATGATGCATTATCATATTTATTTGGAACACGGCCATCCTTTAGTATTAATCGAATATTATTAGCTTGAAATTTTGGCCGAAAATCGCCATCGCCGTCAGCGTAAAAACCGATTAATGCTGAATGCCCGATATTTCCGCAATGCTCCATATAATTTAAAAATGATATAAAATTACTTGCCCAACGTTCATTCATTGTACAAGTAATCGTAAATGTTACATCAGCCATTATAAACTACCTCTATTTCACATTTTAAGCCCCCTAGGAGGCATTTTGACCCCCTAGAGGTATACTTATACTGTCATCCATCAATCGGCTTTGGATCCCATCCACGGGAGCTCTGAAGCACGTTCATAGAATCTGGAATCGCCTGCTCAGCTATATTTGTACTCTCAGTCTTAGCTGCATTGCAAGCAATCTTATGACGTTCCTGCTGAGCCTCCCAGGCCCCGCACATGCAATTCCAAATGAATGCGCGATTATGAGGTTCATCTGTCATCCGTCTGCACCACTTCATGAAATGCCGCATGGCCGAATCAAAATAAATCTTGGGATCTATGCCCTTTCGCCAATTGTTTTCAGAATACTTTCGAGCACCATCCTCATAATGCTTTGCCACTTCAAGCATGGCAATAGCCCATTCATCGTTTAAAAGCATGGCAATAGCCCACCTGTCATCGAAGCTGAATGACTGATGATTGAAACCATTTTGACCGTTCATAGGATTGGGCACAACCTGCTGGAACATAATGAAGGTCGCCGCCATTTTAACAAAAGTATTCTCGATCTCTTGAAGTCGATTGATAGGATTCTGGTGATTTTCGCATATGGCTTCTGCATCATTGAGTTCTTTATCCATCCATTCCGCATATGCTACGATCGGACCAATGCATTGGTAAGCACTAACCGCTTGGTACTTACCATTTGTGACTTTATAACCATGATGCCTGGTATAAAAGAGGTCACTCATTACCTCTCTGATACTCAAAGCAACTCCCCAAGGGACAAGATCCATCCGTCCTTTCCCTTTCTGCATGTCTCGCACAGCGCCCGTCTCAAACTCTCTGCGATTGCCACTATCTTTCAATTCTGCCATTTTTATTTGCCTCCTATTATCGATTGATTTTAAGTTCCTGATAAGGTGCCATAACGTATTGTCGACACCGAATGCTAAGATCTATGAGCCCATTGAAATCATGCGCCTCAAAATGATCATTTGCAATTTTTGCAATATCATACATAGACTTCTTGACTGCTTCCGTATACTTACAAACAGGTGCATGAACACAGCTACTGCAGCTGTTTTTCATTTCTGCCATTTTGACCTATCCTTTCCATCCATATTTTTTATAGTATTCCACCAACTCCATTGCTTTTTGAACAGCCCAAGGGGTCTCCAAAGGCAAATTATAGCCAGTGGAATGATCGAAATCCTTAAATCCCTCTGCAAGAAATGCGTTTTGAGCAATATGAGGATATTCTTTGGTAAGCTGTTCGAGCTCCAGAGCCCATTCTGCCCATTTTTCGTCACTGATAAGGTTTTCGTCCAATCGATAATAGATAATCGAGTGCACCAAAAGCTTCTTTCGAAGATATTCAATACGCGCTTTTACCCATTCAACATCTGCTGGAGCGAGATCTTGCGTTCGTGCTCGTTTTTGCATTGCCTGCCTCCTTAAACTCTGTTGGAACTCTGGAATGCAAGTTAGAAGGGTTCTGCAAGCAATCATTACAGGGATCTTCGCCTTCATCTAGCTTATAAAACTTGCATTTAGGGCAGAATTCATCAAAGCGAACCTCTTTTTGAGGGTACTCCATATTGATTCACCTCCAAATTATTGATTCCGCAGGATTGCCAGTTACCATTTTTGCAGATAACATGGCTTCCTTTTGGCAAATCCCGATCACCAAATGCAGCCCAAACCAGATCCTTTAATCGAATTGTTTTTCTTCTATGTACGTAATAATTTCTCTGGTCCGCAACAGAAACACAAGAAATATGTTCGTTTTTATAAATGTTTTCGAATGGGTGAACTAATGTTGAAAGACCGCTATAATCCAAAACATAAAGATCCCCGGTGGAAACCAGACGATAATTAGCGCCTTTCCAATGGAATTCTATAGTTCGATAAGAAATATAGTTATGAAACGAGATATTATATACTTCTGCAAAGAATCGATCAATACTTGCAGTTGACTTTCTAATGATTCCCATTTTGATCCCTCCCATATTTTTCATTCAGCATCTGCTTGGTAATGAAACGAGCCAGAAATGTACAGCGATTTTTATTCTCGCATTCAATGAAGACGGTGGGATTATCCGGCATTTTGACAGCAACAGGAGTAATGTTCCTGCAATTCTGACAATATGATGCTAGACTTAACTCAATCGCCACAAATCTCACCACCTATTGCATTACTGATAGGCTTCTTGCCGTCCAAAATCGCCATCAGAAGATCAAGATCCTCCTGAGCGAATGCTGTCGTGAGTGTGGACTCGATGGTTCCATCGGCATAACGAACATTCTTAACAATCGCAGCAGCGCGAATACCATCCTGATTGGTGCGAATTGTTATTGTGTAAATAATTTTTTCTTCCATTTTGACTTAGTCTCCTTATAAATCTTTGAAATTTTCAATGAAATACCTCATATCATCGGGATTGTCAAAACCCGCAAGTCTTGTTGCTTCATAAATGAGGTTCTCGACTTCTGCCATTTGATAACTAAAGATTGTCTGAGGGATAATGCCTTGTTTAGCTGCCTTTTGGAGCGTATCTAGACTACGTTTTGCAACAGTAAGCTTATTGAGAGCTTCGCACCAATCCCGAAGACCGGTCGGCCGTTGGATAACAACTCTTTTAATATTACTATAATCAGCCATTTTCAAGCTCCTTAAAACATTCCCGAACTGTTTCATTGACGATATTATTAAAATTAAGGTCAATTTCCGAATCGCTAAACTCTCTATATTTTCTTAAAATAACATCTGATGATCCAAATTTTCCAATGCGTATTTCAAGAATCTTCTTAGCGCAGTCGAACACTAGACAACACCAGTGATCTTTTGGATTAAAATTAGACAAGTTCATTTTTCAAGCTCCTTTACGCATTCTTTTACCATTTCTTCTGCAATTCGTTCATACCCTTCGTGGCATTCGTCAGGAAAAACCTGTCTGGATTTTTGAATCATTTTATCAGGATGCTTTCTGGACCGAACGGCAACTCGTAATGTGTAACTGAATTGTTCGAAAACCTGAAAAACATCATACTTTGAGTACTCCATTTGTGGCATTTTCAAGCTCCTTTATGCATTTTTTGTTCGAACTGCCTTTACTGCTATTGCACATGCCCAATATGGGCAATTGATGCAGTCTTGATAAATGTATTGTTCGTTTCCGATATTCTGAATCTTTCCATTACATACACCGTATACTGCTAAATCTTTCTTTGCCATTTTATCATAGCAATCTGCATAATATAAGTTCGATTTTGTATTCATAAGCCTCAGTTCTCCTTATTATCAAACTGTATTTGCATTTTTTGCATATAAGCACCCTCATTGAATTTCTTTTTGTTACTTAATGCGCGGGATATAGCTGCGTCAATTCCGGATCGAGATTTAAGATGGAAGTAGTACAAGTCCACGAACCGCGTGTTAAGTCGATCGATGCGTCCGCAAGCCTGCTGAAGTTGCTTATAGCTATATGTCTGGGAGAAAAAGACAATGGTATCGGTTGTGATGCAGTTCCAGCCCTCGGCTCCGGCATTATACTGTACCAAGTAAACCCATTTCGGTCCGTTCGGCACTTCCTGATGAGCATGTCCATTCCATTCTCCTATCTCGCATCCATCCACATTCTCGAATAAGTTCAGAAGGATCTCGCGTTCGTAATCATAGTTATAGAAAATGATGAGTTTTGGATGATCTTCAAAGATCTCCATCAATTTGACCTGACGATCCGTATCCTCATTTACAATCCTACGCATACCAAAACACAATTCTGCCGCGTTTTTGACCGGCTCATTTGTCCAGAGATTAAAACGCTCTCTAATAAATGTCTTGTATTCGAGATGCGAATAATTGCACCAGACATCTTCATGGTGTTGAATCGTATTCCGTTCGAAATCCATCTCAACTAGGATACGATCTCTTAATCGTTCTAGTCTTTTTGTGTTAAAATATCGATCGATTTTTGGAAATTTTGCAAAACGACTCCAAATTACATGCTGGTTGCAGAAATCAGTTTTGTTTTTATAGAATCCGTTAGCAATGAATACGGGACAATAGTCCATCCAGGTGTCGCCCGGCGTGGCCGACAAGATGAGCCATATATTGCCTTTTTGTGGGTCTGTGATGGCGAGAAATGACTTGACCCATTTTCCGTATCCTGTAACTCGGTCTTCATCGAAAATGAAGAAAGCATCTCGTATATTGATGTATTTTTGTATATTATTCCAACTGTCGATGGCGACTGTATGGGTATAAATTGCTGTATTTTGATCTGTTGTGATAAGATAGGGGACCATATCGCCATTCCATTCATTTCGGTCTCTTTTTGCGGCCGTGGTGATAATATAAAGGTCCATAGGTCTTTCCCGCATTTTCGAATCTTTTCGCCGTAGGTCACCGCCATTAAGTTGAAAGAAATACCCGAGAGCAGTGCGCGATTTACCGCTCCCAGTGCCTCCATTGAGGATGCACCCACTTCGCATTCTTTGCAAAGCATCCAGCTGAAAATCGTAGAGGAAGGGGGATCGCGTCTGAGCAAATCTGGGTCGAAGACTATCTGCCATAGAGCCATTGCTAACCTCCATTATTTATAACAATATACTGTCTTAAAAGCTCCGATTCATCTTGTGTAATAATGCCATCTTCCTCTGCCATAAGACGTTGTCTTATCAAACTGAGATTTGGATAAATCTCATTTAAAACTTTTCGAATATCGGAAGTCTTTTTAGCTATCTCCAGGCAATCTGCATAAGTAATAAAGAAGTTTTGAGCATTCATATTTATTCTCCTTTCAAAATAGGAAAGGGCTTACTAGCCCTTAACCTCCCATTTAGGGTCAATGAGTCCTTCTGGAGCTTCGATAATCATATCATAGATTACATCGCCTCGCTCTGAGAATGTCATTTTGATCGATTTAATATTACCGCCAAGAGAATTCAGTTGGTTGCAAAAATAATCTATAGCATTTATTGCTACATAAGCTTGATAAGTTTTCATTTCATACACCTCGAAAGAGAAAAGAGCCCGACCATTTTGATCGAGCCCTATTTCTCATTTATAAATGAATTGTAATGCCAATATAAATAATAATGCCAAACCTGTTAGAACAACTGTTGTGCTATTATCATCCATTTTCATTTTATCACCTCCATAAAGGAGGCGGTTTTTATCGCGAATGGAGTTCAGGATAATTTTTGTGCCATCAGTTCAGTAGACAATCGTCGCAGCATCGTAATAAATAATCTCTTTTGGTGCAAACCGGAACTGACGATGAAGTCCCGCAGAGAATTTGCTATCTTTTTTGCATGTAGTCATGCACATCTCTGCGAGCTTTGGAGCATTCGCTAAGCATTCTCTGAAAGACAGGCTGTGCGATGGCTACAACTTGCTCAGGATCGAGATAATGCCGAGTTCCAAGGCTGTCCATATCAGTAGGTGCATAAATTCGCACAAGTAGACCACCATCAGATTTAATGCCCTCAATATAACCAGGGCAACCGTTATCGCTGCGGCTTTCGTCACGAATCATAATATAGTTTGCCATTTTATTCACTTCTCCCTTTCAAAAGCTTTTTTCTTTCTGTCGATCCACTCGTTTTGGGTAATTAATGACCAGCGACCATTTTCCTCTTTATAGTAAAGATTAATTGGCCGTACTTCCCCAGTAGGAAGCTTCACAGAAACCAAGTTCATCGTGTCGAAATCGCCATTTGCCGGGTCCATCAGAAAATCTGTAATATAGGCGACGTATTTTTCTTTAGTTGGCATATAAGGGAACTCAATGGGAAACATCCCATCAATAACCTTGGTAATAAAGCCATTATAAAAAGGAGCTGCATATAGTTTTATAGAATTCTTACAAATAATTCTATTATTATCGGAGAATCGAATGGCACCAGTTTTTGTATTGATAATTTTGAATAAACTTGGCATACGTTTATGTTGATAAGTTTCCTCATTCCCATTTTTATGTATGCAATTCCACATAATAGGCGTGTCCTCAATTGATGTTAAAGGAATGCTATGCAGTAATTTTTCTAAGATCTCAGATGAAATCATGAACTTCATCTCGCTATGCCCATCATTAAGTAGACTTTCATAGGCTTTTAAAGCAGAATTATAGCATGCTGTCATATACATGATATCATCTATATCATTTCTTTTCATTTTTGCGCAAGCTAATTGAACTTCCTGCCGTGCCCAATCATACATACTCATTTTGATTCACCTCATTGATAAAAATATAAAAGAGGAGGCCTCGATTTTACTCAAAAACCTCCAATTTTGCTTAAAAACTAAAGCATCTCGAGTGCCAGTCTCCATGCCCATCAGCGACGTAAAGGAACCGCCAACCTCCTAGCTTCGCCTCCCAGGTGTTGTAGCATGGGGACGATCCCCATTTATCAACAAAATCTAAGTGTCTATCTCGCATTTGCTTCTTGATAGAATTATATTCTTGACTCGTTACAAATTGATGCGGATACCAAATTGATCCAATTTCAAAATCAAAGACTCTTGTAGTCCATGCTACTGCATTGAGAATCATCTCGCCAGTAAAGGTTGTTCCATTTACAGTGATAGTGTTCATAGCTACTCTCCTTTCATATTTCCATAAAAGAAGCCGATTTATTCGCGAAGCCGCTATTTATGTATCGAAGGGCGGCTGGTCCTCCATTTGTGTGGTGGGTCGGGATTGAACCGACAACTACGCCGTCGCGCTGCTCTAACCAATTACGCTACCACCACGTTGGTGCCCCATCGGGGATTTGAACCCAGGACCGATCGGTTATGAGCCGACTGCTCTAACCAGCTGAGCTAATGGGGCATATCAAATGGGCTGCTTTTAAGACATTTAACCTTAAGAGATGGCTTGCTACAAAAATATTGAGATTGCCCGAATCCCTTTCAATTCAAAAATATGATTTGAAATATTTTTCTATCTATAAGGCACCCATTTTGACCTAATTACATGTCGGCGTACTTAGCGGCAAACCGGCTCTGCTGAATCGTTACATACAGCTCCTGCAGATATGCCTTGATACGAGTGGTACCGTTGTCATCCCACGGGCGAGGACGCACAACAATGTCTGAAGTGATAATATCGGCGCCGTCGAGAATATCGAGGTCCTCTTCATCAAGCTTCGTCTTGTGACCGTCGCAGATCATGTAGATCTCAGGCTTCTTCCAGAAATTGAAGTTGATGGACACATCCAAAACGTGCTTGGGAGCGTCGCCCTCATTCCGAGGACGCAGAATCCGAACATTCCAGCCATCTTCGCTCAGATGCTGGGCCATATCGGGGTCATCGACGACTACAGAGAAGGTTCGGAAACCTTCCTGACGCTGATACTTGGTTGGACGGCCAGAGAAGTTCTTGAAGGTGATCTCGGCATTCTCGAAATAGATGTTCTCAGGGTTCAGCATAGTTTTGTTCTCCTTTAAATGAATATATTTTAGCGCAGTTAGCGTACTGCAAAAAGTTTATCGGCATGATCATCCTCCCATGGTTGACCTGCCATTTGCCAGGGACTAGCTTGCGGAATATAAGGATCATCAGAAATGAACCATTCCGCGTCGCCATATTTTGCGATTTCCTCAATGGCCGCATCAACTTGAGATGTATAGAATCTCATATCGACATTTTCTTCCATTGCGGTTCCACGAATTGCTTCAGATTCCATCCAGCGATATCCATCAGCACCGCCTGCAGAATCATATTTGATGTTGCCAAAATTATCTGTATTCTGACGGAGCAAGATGCCTCCACCAGAACCAGGCGCAACAGGTGTAAACTGACCAATTCGGCCAATAAACTGCAGGCTATGGCCCTTTGCGATTTCGGCATTCAGCTCGGCAATTCGATTTGGAATATCGGGGTCAGACCATTCGCCAGTTTGCTTATCTCGGAATTTATCAGTCAGTTTTTTCTTTTCCTTCTCAAATCCAGAAACATCAGGCATACTCTCATTGAAATCTAAGAATAGCGCAGAGTTCTGAACAGCAAAGGACTCACAGAAGTCGTCAAAGACAATCTCGTCATGTGAGAAAAGCGTTTTGAAGACATAGGGAACGGCAAACTGCAAACCAGTAGCGGTCCACCAAATATCTTTTCCGGTCTTCTTGTCTTTTTTCGGGGTCTTGAATCGAGCGACATAAACAGTATTGTTGACCAAGCAGAATTTATCGAACTCAGCCTCAGTCTCAAATTTGTAGCCATATTCCATACCGAATTTGATTACGAAATTACGAATACGATCATCTGCATCAGGGATTTTGATCGAGTCCGTCTTGATATGAGCAACTGTGTAGCCAAGATTCTCAACTTGCTGTTTCAAGAGCGTCATGAAGAGAGCGCCACGTTTTGCAACAATGTTGTCGATATTTCGAGGATCTCTGAAGAGGTTTTCAAATTTGGCACTTGTTAGACCGTAAATATTGTTAATAATAATCTTCAGGGCCTGAGCCAAGGAGTCTGCAAGCTCTTCTGTCAAATATGGCTTCAGAGCACCCTCCAGATAAGTTCCAGCTAGCTCGAAATCATGGTGTTTGATTGCAACACGTGCGTCAACGAGCTCTTCCAATCGTTTGGTGTACTCGGGACCAAATATGCATTCAAAGATCATGCTGTGAGGATGCATGGAGGCAACGTCGCCATCCCAAAGGCCGCCATACATGCCGGGGCATCCGTAAACACGTCCACCTTCGCCAATTTCAGCTCCCAAATATGTCGAGACTCCTCGTTCAAATTTGTAGCCTTTGAAAAATGGCAGAATAGAATATGTTTCAGGATAGTCTTTTTCCGGATCAAATATCTCATAGATCGGAAGACCTTCTGCATCGAATACATGGAACTGATAATCCGGACCAAACAGCTCTCGATATTCTTTGTATTTTGACGGCGGAACAGGCTGGCTCAGATCACGATAGTTGAAATGAGACTGTGGGGATTTGTTTTTGCCAAATATAATACGACCTGATAATGTGTTTGTCGTATCATTGACAGTTGCACGCATTCCATGAAGCTTATGCACAAGCTCAACCTGAATTTGACGTGCAGCAAAGTCACCCTTGTTCTTTTCAAATACCGCTTCAGTTGCCAGAACATCATTGTCACAATACTTTGCAACTTCTTCCCAGAGTTCTTCTGGAACCGGCTGATCCCAAGGGAGGCTCATTTCCTGATGGTGAATACCTAACTCAATTTCCCACTTTTTAAGACTCTGCTTTTTCGAACAGAAGTCATATACATCTGTGTAGGAAATATCATAGGCAGATCCAAACATGGCATTCGATCGCTTCTTAGCAATAATGTTCTGGCTCAATTCAAAGATCTGTTCGTTCGTATAACCAAGCATCCTTGCATAAAGAATATGGTTATCATAACGACGACAGTTGAACCCAACCAGCTTCATGTTCATAAGCGCCTTTACTTCAAGCGGCGAGGGATTGATCATCCGTGTGATTGTTTTACCAGGACCTTGTTGCTTCCAATTAATTAGAAGTAAGTTCGGATAAACCTCGCAGTCGAAGAAGACAAGCGGGTCATTATCGCTCGTGCTTTCATTGGGCATCTCAACAGGCTCTGCTGATTTGAAGTGCATTTTGTTTACCAGTTTAATGCAGTATTTTGACTGATTTGTGCTGGAAGCAGCCAACCCAAGCACAGCATTGCTTAGATCAGATACATCGTACTTCATACCAGACTCGTAAGCATCTTCAAGAATCTTACAGATAAAGTCAATACTGGATCTTGTATCTGCATGGATTTCTTTGTTGATGTTACGCATTACCATGATTCGAAGTCCTTTTTCGCTCTTGATCTTATCAAGATTGACCACGGTCTTTTCTCCTTTCAATGGTAATCCGCTACTAATCGTAGCAATCGGCAAATCATTGCATTTTGACAGCATACGCCGTAGCGAGGACCCACCATTGAATACTTTCACCTCGATGTATTCGTCATATACACGACTCAAGCGCAAGGGATCGCCAGAATACAAATAGTGGAGATGAATGCCTTGACCAGACTTACTGAGTTCTGCATATGTCGGAGGCCACTTGCTAGCGGCTTCGTAATTCTTTTGAAAGTCCTTTTGCCCATCTTTTTTTAGATCGAAATCAATTACAATATGCTGAACGGGGACTTTCACATAATGCAATTTTGTTGGATCGAGATCCTTAAGTTGAGTTTTAACAGACTTCCAAGCGAGTGCAGGAGTTTCGTTTGTTGTGGCGTATTGAGCGGGACAGAGTGCGCAATCTTCATCAAATACTGAGGTTGTGTGATCGGAGAAATCCAACCATTTTGACCCTTCAGTTTTCTTAGGAGATACCTCTTCTGTAGGCCCTTCCTCGCCATTGAGCATGCCAACCTTAATATTTTTTAAATATCCACGAACTCGTACGCCATCCTCGGTATAATATCGTTCGTAATACTCGTGAAAATATAAGCAAATCTCCTCTTTGAATTTGTTCCGAGGGAGAGGCTTATAGACATTTGCCTCTTCACAATATCCTTTATACATATCCCAAGCATCCTTCATGCAGATACCATCTTTTCCATCCATAGCCGCATACAGTTCCTGCATGAAGTTATAGAAAGAGTTTGTGACAGTCATCATTGCTTTTGGAATATAGGAATCATAGTATTCAGGATCTGCTAAATATACCTCTCGGCAATGCCAAGCAATTGCACCAAGTTCGAAGCCAACTTGCTTAGTAAGTTTGTTATACTCTTTGAGAGGAACTTTTTCTCCACTCGGAGAAACGTCAATCAGTCTTCTAAGAATACCAGATCGTGCATCCGTGATTTCGACAGGCTTATTCGAGCCTAAGAATAAGAACGAACGAAATCTAGTTTCATATAAAGATTTATGCTTTTCATTGACGACCATCGTCTCATGAGAAACCAAACTATTCAGTCTAGTGTTATCCTCAATACGGCTCAGATCGCCATCATGTTGAATGGCCACCAATGGATTCGATTTAAATGATTCTAATGCAAACTGATTACTTGCACTTGCAAGAGCTTTTGCATCGAACACACTATAATAGCCATCAAAAAGTTGCTGGATAATGTTCAGTAAAGTAGATTTACCAGACCCAGGTGGGCCATACAATACCAGGAATTTTTGAATCCGCTTGCTGTCGCCAGTTACTATCGAACCAATAGCCCACTCGATCTTGTGACGTTCCTCAGGTGTATACAATGTTCCAATCAAATGATCCCAAGCATTGCACTCGCCTTGTTCAAGAGGATACGGGAGACGCTTGCTAACATAATCTGTCTTTTTGACCTCATCATTTGAAAATGTCAAGGATTCATCCAGAACATGATAGTTGTCTCGGCATTGACGCTGACAATATGCATGCCAACGATCGATCATACCATTTTCCGCATCCCATATATAAAATGCTCGTGCACGTGACTGAAGATCTGTAGGCATCTTGTTGAAATATGCTTCAACCTCCTGATCAATCAGCCGCAATGCATCGAATTCGTCCGTAGACCACAAACCCAATTCTTGAATCCAGATGGCATAAAAATCGCTACCTCGAATCATTAGATCTGCAGATCGCTTGACGATGAATTTAGGAAATACTTCGATGCCCCCAGCCCGATTGGTTCGAGTGGCAACCATCATGAAGTCGAGCATGAGGACTATCTCCCTTCTTTGATTATGCTGTTAAGATATTCGTACATTTGGTACCAGATTTCAATGTTTCGGAAATCTTTTTTAGTTCCAGGAACATGGAAGAGACTGCCATTTCCATCCGGAGAATATTCCCGATCCATAAAACGATCGAGAACCATGTCGACATAATCGGCATCATAGTTAGAGTCAGTCATACCGCTAAGGCCAAGTGAGACGATCATATACCAAAACCACTGGTTTGTACGGTCGCCAAACTCACTATTAGCCATAGTCTCTTCTTCCATTCGAAGTGCAAGTGCAATCATGACCTCAAGAACACTGCACTCATACTGGTCCAAAAGAGTTAAAGTATGCTGAGAATGTCCGGCATAGTCTCCGAATCGATCTCGAAGTGAAAGCCCATCTTCCAAACGATTTCCGTCCATAGCAATATAACTATAGCGGAAAGGCGTCTGAAAAAGATGCACAGTTAATCTCTTCCATTGAATGGTCTTTGAAACGGAAGCATTGACTCCACAGATCATCTGGTACAAATATCGATAATATTCCCACCAGAGCTGATCAGCCGTCAATAGGGCCATCCTCCTCTTCGTCATCAACATACGGCAGAACCTTGATCATTTCGTAATAATTGGTGAGGCATGCGTCAATTTCATAGTCGATTTTATCGACGTCATTGCGCATATAGACAGTGTCTTTCTCCCAGTCATTGAAATGATTCTCAAAGTCGCCAACGATTTCTGGGTATACATCAGGATCGATTACGATTCTAGGATTATTGTCGTAAGCGAGGACTCGGTCCTTCTCATACCATACGAGCATAATCTTTTGATACCCGTTATCTGCATCAAATTGTTCAGGAGGAATAGAATACGGTTCGCATTCATCTTCATCTCCCATTTTGACCAGAGTTTTGGCTTCCAACTCCCCATCTTCATTTTCCGTAATCTCCGTGTCAACGCGGAACGGAACATCGCGACATTTGGTGTAATCCTTATAGCGATCCTGAGTAAGATGCTCAGAGCTCATACAGGATTTCTCATGAACCACTTCCGGCATATCTTCTTCTTGTTCGGAATTGTCCATTTTGACCTCAACTTTCTTCTGGGGATTATTGGCATAATAATCTCGAAGTTGGTCTGTTACTGCTGCAAGAGTATCCGATTGCTTTTTGACCATATAGAAATAGGTGGCGCCAGCTCCGAGACCCGCACCAACTATTACGCCAATAGCAAAATATAAACTTTTTTTCATTTCTTTTTCACCACCGTCCGCATATTTTCCGTACTTTGATAGGTTGCCAATCAATCATCATATAAAGCTTTTTCATTTTTTCACCTCTTATACAAATGGATCAGGAATTGCATGGTCATATTCAATTCCGCCATCAGACTTGGTTGTAAAGCGATTGTGCCGGCCATCCCCATGAAAATATCGGAACCCGATAGGTAATACACGATATTTCTCTTCCCCAGTCGACCAATCTTCAATCACCAGTTTTGCGAGATCATAGAGTTCGTCAGTGACAGGATTGTCAGACTTATAGCCAACAAACTGCCTCTCGGCTTTGATGCAAGTCGAAATATCGCCATAACCAGCATCAACTCGATTGAGAACTGTCCACATAGCTTCCGCACTTTGATAGGTTGCTGATCGATCACCATACATGGTGCTTAGAATCGGAAGATTCATACTTTCGCCATAGCACATTTTGGCCATATTGATAATATCCTCTTCTGAGTACCATTTTTTCTTAATTTCTGGTTCTTCGATGATGATCTCGGTATCCTCATCCGACCCTATTTTGACCTCTTCTTCTTTATCAGAAGCAATCACATAGACGTTGACAACTGGAGGTTCCTGAGGTTTCTCGGTGATCTGGGTGTGCCAAAGCATGACCGCCATGCCGGTTAAAAAGCACAATATGCATGTTAAAACAGCATCAATTACGTGAATTTTCATGAATTAAAAGTCCTTTCAGGTTTTCTTTGGAAAATATGGGCATTTCTCCCAATCACCATCAGGTGCATGGTTGCAGTATTCTGCAACACAGTTTGTATCCTTAAATTCTGGCAGATTGCATTTTGGAAAATTGGGATATAACTTTTCTTGAATCCCTAAAAAAGCTGCCATATAGGGCCCAATAGTCATGATCTTGCACTTCTTGAAGTAGTGCTCAATTCCTTTTGGGATTTCTGCAGGATCGGTGCAAAGACTTATTTCTGTAGGAGTAACACCGCTATTTCTGCAGTAATAGTAAATCTGATCCTCGCCCTTTTTACGAAGAATCCTACAATCAAGACTCATAATTAACCTCCATTATACTGATCCCAAACGCCGCCTTCAGTTACAAGAGAGAGAATATCACCCTGGACGTTAAAATCCAGAATAATAGAAGGTTCAGTGCCCTCAAGGAATTCTGCAGCCTTCTGAGTGTGCGCTGTGAAAATGCCGAAGTCAATGCCTTCATAATCGGCATTTTGATACACCCAGCCAACAACACTGCCAGCCTTAGTCGGACGGAAGCCCAGACGTTCGTACACCTCATTCAGGAAGATATAGCCACGAGTGCGAATTCTCTCGTTGAAATAGTTCTGCTCCATCAAGAGAAATGCACGGTTATGATCTGCAGAAGGCGTCCACTGAGTAGAGCCAACTTCGTCAAAGACTCGAGCGTACTGGCTCAGCTTATCACCATCATAAGTCAGAACCTCTTCCTTAGTCTCCTTCACTTCTCCAGTTTCAGGGTCGACAACTTGATTTGCAACGATCTTCTTTTCAAGACCATTTTTCAGCATGAAGTCGACATCTTTTCCATACTTGTCGACAACACGCTTACGATAATTCATGAAGTCGGTGCTCAGCGCAGAATATGCAGCGGCCAGAGCCACATTTCGTTTCTTCAAAATATGATGCCCAGCCAGAATACAAGTGATGGAAAGAATGCCCAGGCCAACAGGAAGTGCATAAGTTTTCACCATACCGATGGTGACTTGCCTACCGATGGTCTCACGATCTTGCTGTTCATCCTCTTCGGTATACTCAACCTCATTATTTGCAGCGAGCTCCTTCGCATTCTCGATGTGCTGTAAATTCTCTCGTGCCACGGCAACGATGTCGTTCGCTTTGATCGTCTGCTTGCATGCAATAATAGCCGCAACGATCCCTGTGCCGATGCCTGTCACAACAAGAATTTCAGGGGAATGCTTCTTGATGCTAAGCTTGGTCTTTACAAGGATCTGGCCAGCTTTAGTTACCAGTTCAGTTTTTTTCATGATTTTTCTCCTTTATTCAAATATAAATGTTAGTCAATGGGCATCGGATGCGGCAGATGAATTACCCAACCACCCCGAGATGCCGTAATATATGCATTTCTAAGATCACTCCAGCCAAATTTCTCATTGCTTGGATCAATAATATTCGTACGGCCAATAATGTCGTAGAAACCATTAACCGTCAGAATATCATAGCCGGCAATTACGCTTTGCATTTCATCAAGGACCCTCTGGGCGTCAACTCGAGACTCGAACCAGACATTCTCGATTTCCATTCCGGAGTTCTTTCCAGAATAGACGTACTGACTGCCATTGCCATTTGATTTCCCACTCGAGATTCCATTGTAGTTGATATAGCTTTTCCCGAAAGAGCTGTTGTTTTTTCGGTCAGCATATGCATCTCCCTTTACGAGATAATTGATAGCGCCCGTAACGCCTTCAATAACTGCTCGCTGAATCAGTGGCGTTACAATTTCGTCAAAAACGAAGCTTTTCATGGTCTGGCCAGATGCCGGTTTAATACCGACAAATACCTTAGACCAAAAACTTTGCGGAACAGGCTTAGACTTTCCGCTGACAACGCATTTCAGCTCAGGTTTCTCTTTTTTCTGAGCTTGTTTATTCCGCTCTTTCAAAGTATTACTCGGATACTGTTCCATTTTGACCCTCCATCTTGATTTGTGCAATACCGGACAGTCTGAGTCCGATACCAAAACTTAGAAATACAATCCCGGTATAAATTCGATTTTGAGGATTTCCGATCAATCCCTCTTGAATTGCCTTGTTCGCTTCTCGCATAAGCTTAATCATTGTGAACATAAAAGCTCCTTAAAGAATAAAGGGAGAGACCTTGATAGATCTCATCCCTTGTAGACTCCCTAACTCTTCATAGTTAGATCTGATGATGGTTTATTCCTCGGCTTCGTCCGTATCCATGGTCTGAGCTTCCGCAGCTTCCTTGGCTGCCTTCTTAGCAGCACGCTTTGCTTTGATCTTCTTGACCAGTGCAATTCCGCCCAGGATCAAACCTGTCGCAACAGCACCGCCAACCATACCAGAACCAAAGCCGCTACCGCTTTCGCAAGTGCAGCCGCAGTCTTCTGCAGTCTCCTCAGGAACCATAGCCTCTTCGGGCTCAGTAACCTCAGTGTTCTCCATAACCATATTCTCGTTCATTTTTATTTCCTCCTATAAATATAGTTTTTTTGGGTATTTCTACTCCATAATATGAGTAGATTTTTTCGCGAAAGAGAAGAGGCTTTGTTAAGCCTCCGCCCTTTAGTCGGAATCTTTCAATTCCTTAGACAGATCATCAAGCAACTTGAGATTTTCTGAAAGTTTTTCTCTACAAAATTGCTCGATAGTCATCCAGGCATCGACAAATGCATCTTGTCCATACGTAATACCTAAATCTATATTACGTAAAGACAACTCTCCTACTTGTCGATACACAACTACCGCCGCTTCTGTTTTGCTAACAGTCTTGCTAATTTCCTCAAGTCTATTTTGATCAATCATATTTGATCAACTCCTTTCCATAAAGGAGCCTGAAAATAACGCGAGTTAAACTCTTTGCTCAATCCATTTGAGCATATCTTTAACACCAGAGAATCCACCAATATCTGCAGCACGATTTAATTCTCGTTCTCCAGCCGTAAACCATTTATATTCATCGACGGCATTTTTGGCAGCATGTGCCATCCTAAAGCAGTTTAATGCTACTCTAAGATGGCATTTCATACTGGATTCCCAATCCTTTATTACCGGATTATGTGTGACGTCCATTGGCATTACCAGGGCTCTCGATCACAATACGTTGGTGCGTATTTAAAGTCCATCACCAAAACAGGCCGCTTTTTAAAATCCAACTGGGAACTGAAGCTCAGTTCAATCATCTCATGATGATTACCGATCTCCCAAGCAAAGAAATCTCCATTCTTTGTCATCGGCAGATTGATTCGATCGTAGAAGTCATTGAGTGTAACTGTCTCGTCATTCAAAACAGCCCGACTCAGATCTATCGCTGCTCTACGCAGAACCTCGATGTCAGAATAGAAATATCGGCCGTTCCAAGCGTCCATACACAATGTATCGCCCTGGCCAGTACTGATAATTTCTCCATCGACCGGCGGATTATTATGAACACGATCCTTGTCAATTGCTTCCCGGACTTCTTTTTCTTTCTTTTCGCCAACAGTCTCGATTACCTTCTCGGAATATTCCTTGAGACGAGATTCGGAAAGTGCATAAGCCGCCGCAAGTGCCGCATTCTGCTTTTTATCGACATTGTGCGCGAATATAATCATACCCGCCGAAACACCAGCCAAAGCAATAGGCGGCAGATAATATTTCCAGGTTACCTGAATATAATCCTTGATTGTCAAAGCAGGATTCTTCTCATTATCCTGCAAATATTCGTCATGTTTCTTGCATTTGCGTTCCTCCAAGAGCATGCTTGCCTTGGGCGTTACACGAACTGCAGTTACACCAGCGATCACAAAACCTGCGATACCTCCGCCGACCATAAGACTTGTTCTATGTTCAGATGCGAAGGCCATGCCCATATTTGCGAATTCTTTTAGCTTGGTTAGCTTCATTTTGATTTTTCTCCTTTTTTTAAAAATGGAAGAGCGTGTTAACGCTCCTCCTTGTTGTTGCGAATCTCATTTTGATTCGTTACGAAATCGAGACCCGCTTTTGCGATTGTTCCAACTGCAATAAGTGCAGCCGCCGCAATCTTTGCGATCTTCATTCCGTCCAGTTTCTCACTCATTTTGATTCACCTCCATAAAGGAATACGATTTTGTCGCGATTGCTATGAAAATATAAAAGAAGAAGACTACAATCAAATCTGACTGCAGTCCTCTACCACGGTTTCGTTAGACTCGATAATGAACTTACCGAACTCATGCATGAAACCACTGATCAGGCTAACCATGGTAAAGCCACCAATAGCAGCAACCATAATTTCCATAGCAATGTGTAACATAATTCATTCTCCTTTATATTTTCATTATTTTTTATTGTCTTTCCTTTCCATAATAGAGGATGAAAATGTCGCGAAACAAAGAGGTCATGAAGACCTCTTGTTAAGGATGAACCATGCTAATATGCCAATCGATAATCCGATAATCCAGCATAGATCTCGAATATATGGATTGCTAACAAACATTTTCATCACCTCCATAAAAGGATACGATTTTTTCACGAAAATATAAAGAAGAAAGGGCCCGAAAGCCCTTTAGTTCTTCTTTTTCTTTTTCAAGAAATGCTTTACAATCAAACTGATGATGAATATCGCAACGATTACATCGCCAAATGTTAGCAGGAATGCCGTGCCCCCAATAAGGAACACGATCACCGCTATAATTGCCAAAATAATCAATGTGATAATCAATGCCGCCAATGTGATCATATTATCACTCCTTTCCATAAAGGAAGCAGAAATATCCGCGAAAGGAGAGAGACCTTGATAGATCTCATCTCCTGCAGATTAGTCCTCTTCTTTTTTCCAGAACATCAGCTTATGCTTAATTTTCCAGAACTTTTCGCAAACCCAATCCTTGACATCATATGTCATAGCGATGTACCATCCGGCAATCTCAACAATTGAGATTAATGCACAGATGCCACAAAGCTTTCCATATGCCTTCCAAGTGATAGGCTTATCTCCGAATTCCTTCAGCTTCTTAAACATATTCAAATCCTCCCAAAATATGAATTTGGATTTCTCTCCATAAACTAAGAGGATTTTTTCGCGATCAGCTTATAATTTGACCGATACCGTAATCTTGGTAATCTTCAGTCGGGAGAAAGGGCATATCTATATAGTAGCACTCCAGTCCATCATCAGTTTTCTGAAGTCGATGCTCGAATTCGATCCATCCATATCCATAGAAAGCAACTCCCGCGTCCTGTGACCATCCAATATCGTCCCCTCCAACGATTGGGTAGATGCCAAGGGCATCGAGGAATGTGTTGAAGCTAGCATAGCCGGCAAGAGCAAACTCTCGGTTAACTTGATACTCTGCATCGATAACCTCCTTCATTGTGCGATTGAAGTACTTATTATAGAATGGTAGATAGAACAAAAGCTGTTCATCGGTATCTCTCGGAAGCTCTCTCTCTGCCTTCATCTCAGCTTCATACTCTTCCTGGATCTTGCAATAGGTTTCCTGATCAACATTGTTACGTACGACTTCCTTATATCGTTCGTAAGCCTGTCCAAGAGCCATATAAGCACTCAATAGCTGAGATTGAGTACGCTTATCGAGGATATGAGCGCACCACATGCATCCAATGGAGGCGCTGGAGACGATAGCAACAGGCCAATAGATACTTGCATAGGTTTTAACCTTTTCTATTGGCTCCATTGCCTCCAAATTACCCTCATTTTGAAGGATTTGCTCAGCTTTCGTAGCTTTCCGAGTTAAATAGATGCTTGCACCAATACCAATGGTCGATGCGATCGTAAGAATTTCCGGAAGATGTTCCTTCAAAAATCTGCAGCTTTTCTTTGCCAAATATTTAGTATTCATTCAGTAGCCTCCTCGAATGACTTCTCAAAATAGTTTTTTGTATAAACATCAAAACTACCATAAGAATTCCTAACTACATAATCTCCAAGTCCCAGGTGAAGAGCCTGATACTTAGTTGCGATGTAGACTTCAGGTGGAGTTGCCTCCCTTACAAAGTGAGCATTTTCGGACCCAACAAAATCCTGAATCTCATCAAAATTATAGCCCGTCCATCGGACCGCCTCGACAACGGGAACCTTCTTGATATATCTTTTAACCATATTTCACCTCAAATATAAAGGCTAAGAGGCCTTGATAGACCTCCTAGTCAGACTTGTCTTACTTTCCGATCTTGATCTTCCCAATGAGATTTCTCGCCGTCGGATGTGTCCATGCCCCAGTATCCTCAAATTGAATACAATCTCGAATTAACCGAGTGTTTACGATCAATGGCGCCACGATCCCGATAATAGTCACGCCTAGGGTTGCGATTTGGATGAAACTATCACCAGTAGCTTCTTTCAAATCTTTCCGTAAGGCGATCAGTTGATCGAGTTCGTTGATGCACTCATTTCGCTCATTCTCCGTCTCAGCCTGCCTCAATTCTTTGGTCTTTTTCTGGATCATACGATCCAACATAAATGCACTCATCATTTTGACCTCCAATAAAGTATTAGACTTCCGTCCATAATACAACATGTTTTTCTCACGATGAAAAGAAGAGGCCCAGTCATTTTGACCGAACCTCATCTTTGTTTAGATCTTAATTTCCAGACCTTGCTTTTCCAGAATATCTAGGAATATTAAGGCCTTTTCAACATCTCGTGTCTTGATCGATTGCGCGCAAAGTCTTGCCAAACCCGGTCGGTTATCTATTACGAAGAAACGACGAATGCTTTTATAATGCATAAGCATATCAGTTGCTTCGTAACGCAATGTAAGCGCCGACAGATCTGCTTGATCAATTTCACAATATCGAATCACACGAAAACCGTCTTCGGGTCCGCCAATTCCATAAAGATATAACTGCTTCATAATATACCTCCTAAAATATAGATCTTTCCATAAAGGAGGCAGATTTTTTCACGAATTTCGGAACTGATTATTTAGTTTATGAATATCAATCCCGAATTTTTCTTTTAGTTTGTGCGTGCAAAGCCACAGTTCATCTTCTCGGTCAGTAAGCTCATAGCGTTCACACATAGCATGAAGGTCTTTACTAAAATTGTTGTAGAATTCCATCAAACGCTTCTCGCCAAAACCAAAGATCAAATGCAGATTCCAGAGAATCATGGCATCGATTTCGTCCGTATTATTTCGGTCATACTCTTTAATGGATTTTTGAATCTCCATGTTGAGTGCATGCTGTTCTTCATTGGTTAAATCCGCCCCAAGAAGAACCTTGCCAGCTTTTTTCACCTTCATAAATATCCGTCCTCTGTTAGCTCCTGAACGACTTCCAAATAGGTGTCACCCGTGCAATATTCTTCGCCGTCGATATAAGCGATCCAATGGCCGCGCTCCTGAGTAATGTCGATATGAATATCGATTCCAAATTTCTTTTTTTGAGTTTTATTTTTCATCAGATATCTCCTGGTCTGCATTTAATCCGTCATTTGCAGCCGCAAGTAATTTGGCGGCGACTCTTGTTTGGATCTCAATAATGTAATTGTACTCATCCTTGGTGAGTGTGTCTGGATCATTTAAAGCCTCGCTGAGCATATTCTGAGCATCCATAATCTTCTGGTTGAACTTTACATATTTGTCTGCAAATTTCAACTGTGCCTCAACATCTGCTTGCATATAGGCCTTCATAAATTCACAATAGGAATCTACATACTCCTCATATGCATTGAGCGTTTCATACAGTTTCGGATCGATATCTGGCTCGGTATCCTCAATTATTTTGGAAAACTCTTCCAAAGGCTCATTTTGACCCGGATTCTCAGTAGATTTGGGGTTACATCCAGTCAGAAAGAAGCATACGATCGCGAATACAATGAAAAGCAGTCGTGCATTTTCCTCCTTCAAACTTGCATTTTCCTTTGTTGCATCAGATGCCATAGCTTCTCGCAATTCATTAAGATTCATGGTTATCTCCTTTATAGTAGCATTCTTTCCATTTTGACCGCATGACTTTTACAATTCGACAAATGTTGGATCGTGTCACCCCTAATTGATCGCTTACATATTTTTGAGTCTTTCCATCCATTAAATATCTAAGCACTATAATTTCTCGTTCATCAAGACATCGAACAAATTCTTGAATATACATTGGAGTATAATCATCCTCGTACATAAGAATATCTTCGATTGTGAGAGAATTATCTCGTATATCGCCATTTGCAAGAACTGCATGCAGCGAAATATCTTTTGCATATTTATTCTGCCTTCGTAAATCCATAGCAATTTCATTAAATATGCATCTCGCGGCATATGTTGCAAATGTATTTCCCATGGATTCATCAAATGAGTCAACTGCTTTAATTAGCCCAACATACCCATTTTGAATAACATCTTGATTGGTTATATATTGCGGAAAATGTTTATGGACAATGTAATGAACTAAGTTCATATTGTTTATGATTTTTTGTTCTCGATCCGTCATGGCGTTTTAGCCTCTTGTTTCTCCGCATAAATATGACTTACATTCATCAAGACATATTTAATGGATTCATCGTCCATAAAGTCAGAATTCTGCTTATTGATCACCAAACTTGTGTACTTTTCGCCATCAGTATCATGAGCAATATTAAGTGTCCCTACAAATTTTAAAGTTTTTGTTGTTGCATTCACGCCGATAATATATCCAGCAACCGTACAAAAAATCATGGTTGCGCCGACCAACAAAATCTCAAGAATCAATTTCATTCGCCTCCATCCATTTTTCAAGTTTTCCATAGCATTCTGGGCAAAGATCCATACCACAACTACGTGGGCTATAAATATCAGTGGTTATATGATAAATACGCTCACGATTGCCATACTTTTCTTCCATGTCTTTAAGTTCAAAGAATTTGCCGCATCGATCACATTTTAATGCTTTGGACATATTATTCCCTCCATGTTTTTTATTCTCGTTCAAGATTTGGAAATTCTTCCATAATATCTTGGCGAAGATTGTTCATGACTTCCCATATTTTCATATAGAATTGGACAGTAGTCGAAATTGGAATGATTTGATAGACATTTTTTCCACATTTTGAAATCTGAATTTTAAGATCGGCCCCGCCATTGAGTGAATGAAACTCGACAGACCAGCCAGTCAGAATGCAATATGCTAATTCCCGTACGACCCAATCTCTTGCGAGTTCCATGTTTTTCTCATTTATTTCTTTTTTATCGTCCCCCATGTAGAGATCTATAGCATTCTTGAGATTTTTGATTGGGACAGGTTCTGACAAAGTCTGTGCATGAAGTTTGCAACAATCCGAGCTAAGTTCATCCCAAAATGAGATGCCGAGCAGTTGTTCTTTTTCAGCATGTAGAATCAATTTCTCAGTTACAAAAATAGTATCCATATTTACCTCCAGAAAGAGGAGAGACCATGATAAGTCTCTCCAAATTATTATTCGGATTCCTCCATGTCGTCTTTCTTTTTCATCTTTGCAGCAATCTCTGGCATAACTCTATCAGCCAGTGTCTGAAGTGTGACTACTCCAACAATTGCCCCAATAGAGTACCAGAAACCTTTCTTAAAATCATTTAACATAGCAGAATTCCTCCTTTCCATAAACTACCTTGAAAATATCGCGAAAAGGAAAGGGCGATTAACGCCCTAATTCCTTTCGAAGTTTTTCAATATCACAATGATTTAATTCACAAAATATATGGCGTTCATCTTCAGATTCCCGATCTCGTGTAATAAGAACTACGTAATCATGCTCTTTGATTAAAGCCAAATTTTCTGTAATTTGAACGTACTCCATTTTGATTCACCTCCATAAACCACCTTGAAAATATCGCGAAAATAAAAGGAGAGGATATGTTAATCCTCGTCCTCATTATAAATATCGTCATCTACTAATCCGTATTTTACGACTCGTATTGCGTCAACAATCATCCAAGCTATAAAGCTGATAATTGCAATGCATGCTCCAAATCCGAAAATTGCAGATAAAATATTCATATCATACACCTCCATAAAGGGATATGAAATATACGCGAAAAGAGAAAGAGGCCATTAAGCCTCGATCTCAAGAAAGTCCTTTTTAATATTCTCGATGTTGATTGTCAAGGTCATGCATGCCACGCCAAGTCCAAATACAACTGCAGAACCGATACCCATATAATAATGGATACCAATCATACCAGCAATAATCAAACTAATGCTAAGCATAGTCACAAATCTTTCCAAAGTAGTCATAAGAATACCTCCATAAAATTTATTTTCTTTCCATAAACTACCTTGAAAATATCGCGAAAAAGGGAAAGGCCATGCTTTCCCTATAAGTGCTCAGATGTAATTCTGAAGACGCTCAACGATGAGATCGGAATCAATACTCATCATGCCAACTGCCTTACCATCTGCATCGCGTGCTACGATGTCCCAGAAGCAGTCACCAGTAGCCAAGTGCTGAGCTTCGATCTCAACGGTAGTAATCTTGTCACTATCGTCGAATACATTCTCAGACTTGATATATTTCATAACAGCTTCATCAGCATCATAGTAGCTGATGTATTTGATAGTAGTTGTATCAATGTCAGTGTCCTTCTCATTGTTGTTCATCATAGTAATTACGCCAATAACGCTTACAGTGATAACCATAACCATACCCAGAATAGTAATAACCTTTTTCATAATAATTCTCCTTTAAAATATGTTATTTTAGTTGTCTTTCTATTCCATAATAGAATATGTTTTTTACGCGAAAAAAGAAGAGACCATGATATATTCACGGTCCCCTCTTAGATACTTTCTACTCTGTAGTCTCACTGTCGTTTGCCGAATTGTTCTTTCCAAATATCCCGCCATTATTATGTTCGAAAATATTCTCGATAACTTTGGCGGAAAGCGTCCCTAGCAGAACTACAATTGCCTGTTCAGACAAGGTTTCGATTGGAAACGGCTGGCCAAGAACAAATGTTGCATATGCAGCAAGAATATAGGATGTACTAACCCAAATGAGTGCAAAGAATTGACCGGTTATAAAAAGCCACCGCGTAATCGACTTAAATCGTTTATTCAGAAAACAAAATATCTTTTTTCGGCAGGCAAATATAACCAAGATGCAAATGAAGATGGCTACCAAGAAGCCAAGACCAAATGCGAAGAAGAGAGAGGGTGTCATTTCTTATCGCCATCCTCAACTTTGAGAATAACCTTTTTCTTTTCGGTCAGTTCATCCACAGGGATAGAAAGCTTTGTTTTATAAGTAGCGCCCTGCATTTTGATGGTACCATCACCAGGGTACTTAGCAGCACTCAGCCCGAGCAGCATGCCAATAAACACAGTGATTGCAGAAAGCGTACCTACAACTTGTTCGCAATAAGGAAGGCCCCAAATCCCCGAGATGGCAAAATAGAGCGTACCTAATCCGGGAAGCAAGATCTGAGCGATCCATTTCAGTGTATCATACACTTTGTTACTTAGAGTCATTTTGAACACCTCATTTATTAGGATTTTGTTTCATGGGTAGTGTGCGAACAACATCCATGACTCGTTTGGCTGATCCGTTTCCGCCCGCCTTTTCATACGGGTTGAACAGATAGTCGTTGAGATTTTCATACTCGTCTTGGAAAATATAGCCCCGCTCAATATACTGCATACCGAGTTCCGTAATGCGGTCATGAGCAAGGCCTACCAGTAATCTTGTTTTGGCGTCTTTTTTATTAATGTGCATCTGAATCAAAGTCCAAAAGCCACCTGAAGCGAGGACAGACGCCAAAATAGTAAAGAACATCTGAATATACGGGTTCATAAAGAGACACTCCTCACACAACCAGTCACTCCAGTTCATAAGGAATGAATGACCAGGCTTCTTCACCCAATACAGTGCTTGCTATCTGGAAGATCTGAAGCCCATAATCTGCAATAAAATTACAGACCCATTCCTCAGCATCAATCCATAAATGCCGCGGGACTGCCCGGTGAATATCATCGAGCAGCCCGTAGCTAAACATGACCACATGGCCAAGTTCATGCAATAGCACTGTTGTGAAAAAGCTTCCTTCTAACGTATCGAGCAAATACACAGTTCGAGTTATCGGGTCAGTTGTAGCGACAGTTCGCGTACCTGTCTTCTCGATCAACATCGGACTTGCATATGGAACTCGTTTGATACGCCATAAGTACCCATTCACAAAGAAACTATCCATGACTTGGCTGTTAGTTCATTTCCTGAAGCAAAGCGGAGAAATCTTTCTTCATCTTTTCCCTCAGGTCTGGGTCGGCATCATGCCACATATCACGTAGTGTAGCAATTGTCTCCCCAATGTGCATTTTTGCACTTGTGGACATTTCCATCCGATCTGCATCAGACTTCGTAGCATTGTAGTGCCGACGAGCATCCAAATATCGATCCCAGTTGCGTCCCATATCGCTGTGAGGAGCTCTTCCGGAATATCCCATACGACTATAGATATCATATTCATCAGGATCAAACCGCTGATCCCGACGATCATATTCAGGAAGTACACGCATCATGCCGGAACGCCCCATTTTGAAACGATCTGCGTCGCCATGCTCATCCATTGCTTCGGTAACAGATTCGTAGTACATTTTCTTAGCACAGTAATATTCGATTTGATAAATGTCCTTAATCATATCGATTACTTCGCCAAGCTCCTGCGTATCAATGGAGTTTGGCATCACGACTCAAATTCAAAGTGCCGCCGGTATTTTTAGGCTCTTCCTTTGCAGGGATAAAGCCCTCTTCCATTTCTTTTTCGGACCATCCAGAAACAGCCCCCTCAAAATCCAAATGGAAATTTGCACCGGCGGCTTTCAATTCGGCATTGATCTCAGTTACCTGTTTACCGGTTCTCTTACCTTCATTGATGATCTGTTCGAACTTTTTTTTCATAGTGTTTCTCCTTTTCAATTTTTATATATGAACTCAATATGAGTTTCATATTAGTTTTTCTTCAAAAGAATCTCATCAGCTTCATCTTGCGTCAAAACTTTCTTTTTGACAGCATTTTGAACCATATCTGAAGTCCACAGTCCCTGCGCATACCAAAGTGCAATCTTATCCTTCATTTTGACCTCCGATCAATGTGTCGGTCATCATGGCGGTATAGGTGACCTGTGCTTCTATTTTGTCGAGTCTGCTAACTGGAATTGGAGGGTCATATTTACTTCCTATAGCAGCTCCATCATAAGATTCCAATGCGCCAATACTATCCGCAAAGGCCTTATCGCTCACTATGATGTTTGCTATGATCCCATTTTCAACAATACAGTACATAATCACACCACCTTAACTAACGGCTAAATGCATACGAATGGTGAGAATGCCATTTCCTCCACGACCGCCTGATCCATTCTCTGCGCCAAAACGACCATTACTGCTACCGCCGCCACCACCGCCGCCGCCAAGACCATCTATTCCTTGTGCACCAGGATCAGCAGAGGCATTAGTACTTCCTTGCTTATGGTTTGCACCACCAGCACCGCCTCCAGGATTGCCGCCAAAACCACCAGAAGCATCAGGACCACTGCTACCTCCGCCATATATGACTGCACCGCCACCACCACCGCCGCCATATAATGTATCTGCGGTAAATGATGTATATATTTTTTGGGTTCCAGAAGATCCAGAATATGCATCCATTTCAAAACCCTGTCTATACTCTCGATTATTCGCACCCGTGCCATTACCAATACCGCCGATATATCTATCGACATATCCGACGTCTTCCAAAACTTTACTTTGAAAAGTCGGATGTTTTCCGCCTTCAGCACTGCTTTCTAAGAAAGAGCTAGTTCCGCCATCGCTACCAAGCAAATTTGGGTCTATAGTAGATGATAAAGATCCGCCTCCAGCGCCACCTGCACCAATGACAATTGGATAATCATGATTTGGTAAAATGCTAACAGATTTCTTTTCAGTAACATATCCACCACCACCGCCAGCACCACCACCAGCAGTTCCTCCAGCATTATATAGATAAGAGTAAAGCTCACGTATATTTTTATAACTGCTTCCTCCGGCACCAGCACCACCAAGTGCAAAGTCAATCGAACGACAATTCGGTGAGAATCTAATGTTCTGACTCTTTGCTATCTTTAAGAAGTTTCTACGCGTAACCGTGAGAGTTCTCGAAATTGTTTCACCAGGATTGACAGAAATATCCATAGTTGCATCCTGAATATCTCCATATCCAGAAATAGAGATAGTTGCTTCATGCCCATTGATATATGCAGTAAGCTCGCCATTATCATTCGTCAGAGCCGTATCCCCAGAATTGATTGGAAACACATTCGCGATTCGAACTCCGGAAACCGGTTTTCCAGATCTGTCAACAACTTTTAGCTTTAAGGTTGCAGATCCTTGAACAAGCATATTGGTTTTAATTCCAAGACTTTTAAGTCCGTCATCTACACTGCTATTAGAATCGATATTCAGGATGTTAGCACATTCGCTACTAATCTTAATATTTTTTGCACTTCTTAACTCATCAATTTGCCTCTGAAGATTGGCGGCGATATCACCAGAAAGCTGGGACTGAATATTTGCAAACCACGTATTAAATTCCGCATCCCACTGATTAAACAGTGCAGTAATATCTGTCTGCTGAAGGACAGAGGTAATAAACGGGCAAGTTGTCTTACCAACATTTACCTCAATCTTATCGGCAGTGATACTAGTCACGCCAGCACTGACAGTTACATAGCCGAGTGCATACTGATGTAGAGTTTCTGTATTAGTCAATGCTGGTTTTGCAGGATTAGCTGAGGGAGTACCCTTGATTACCTTGATAGCATTTGCACGCGTGTTAACTGCGGAGTTAATCTCCACAATAACAGCATCGATCCGGGTAAGGCTCACATCTGCCGTAGGAATATCCAGAGGAAGCAGAGCATCATTCAGTGTCCAAGTACTATTAAACCAGCATTTACCGGTCTTCACAACAACCTGCATTCCAGTTCCTGCAATCGGCATCAAAGATCCACCGATAGATGCGAATACACCATCTGTAATAATTCCATTGAATATGGAACTCATTTGCTCAGCATTGTAAACTCGATCCCTATTTAGCGAGTTATAAAAGCCATAAGTTACAGCCATAAAGAACCTCCTTTACCTAATAGTTTCGTCCTCTGTGGACGTAAAAGTAGGAGTAATCGTGATACCGTTCGCATCCTGAGAAAATACAATCTCAGAAATATAGACTGTACCAGTAATTCCAAATTCATTTTCGACCTGAACAATATCACCTATGTTAAAATCTTCCCCATAGATATATTGTCGGGTCGCTTCCAGCTCGCCTTCAAAAGCGGTAGTTGTCTGATGCTCGCCAAGTTCTGCAATGGCTTTTTCTTTGTTGACAGCATTCCAGGTAGCATACTCGCCACCTTGTTCACCATCATTGACTCCGCCGTTGTCAATGAACATCTCTCTTCGAGTAAGTCCGCTTGGTGTCGTCGTTTCCGAATACTGCCAAGTGACAACCTCGGCTTCCTCGTAAGTTGTCTGCTCCTCAACTACCCATTCGCCATTATCATCTTTATACTTATTTTGAAGAATAACCTCTTTCTGATAAGTTCCAACAGCATAAATGCTATTTTTATAGGACTTAAAAGATTTGATGTAGTTCGAATTCAAAAGGTTTTCAAAAGATGGGGAGAATGTGACATAAGGATTTACAGACTGTGCATAAGATCGGTCGATGCCCGCATAAAGCTCAAATTCAAATCCGCCAGCACCTTTGGGAAGAACTCGCCAGCCAATTTTATTTGCTTGGCAAAGACTGCAGACTACATCGTAAACGCTTTCACCACGAACACTTAATTCGGAAATGGTGACGCTGGTAATTCGAGAATCTGAGCTGGCCTTTAGAGAAAATCTAGGAATCTGTCTCGTTTCGTCAGAAGAAATAACCTCATTTTGAATAATTGCAAAGAGCACACTCTGCAAATTTCCAGAAAAATTCTGAGAACTTGTAACAATGCGCCGATCCAAAATACTTTCAAGGCTTCTCCCCGTAACAATTAATTGCGGGCCTTCCTCAGAATCAGTTTCAATCTCAACTGTCTCGATGACCATTAACCGATCACTATCTCGATTCCAAAGATAATTGCCGATCTGCATAACTTGGATATAGTCAAGCCGAACAGGCGTATAAATCTCAAAATCACCGGCCTCATCATACCGAACTGTCCAAATTGCCGAGGTGAATGTATCAATCATAGCGATGCCATCATAGTTCTTATCCAAGACCATGAATTCCATAATTAGATACCTCCATAAGCATTTCGATAAGAGAATGTCATTGCGATATTGGAAATGCCTTCTTTTACCGTAAAGTTAAAGATGTTCTTTCCAACTGAAATTTGGAACCAGTCGGCAAGCTTCTCAATGGCAGAAATCGCATTGGTGTACTTACCATCATGCAAGACCTGCACATACTTATCTCCACTCACTGTGGAAATGATAATGTCATCACCATTCGAATATTCTCGTCCAATCAGCGTCTTGATGCGGTCCAAATCAATCTTAATAGACTCGTGCGTCTCAACATTATACACAACAATCGGTCCAATCACTTTTCCAAGAGAATGGATTGTAATGAGAACACCGGTATCAACGTCCCCATGATAATCAAGAATGGATCTTGTATCAAGATTGATAATGCCGAACTCAATAAGATCCTCTTCTAAAGATTCATTAGACCAGGGGAATTCGAAGTTCGGTGTTACTGTTGCAAACTGGGTTACACTTGGGTAAGGATCATAGAAAAATGGATCCAGACAGAGAATTGAAATCTGTGCGCTTTCCTCTCGAGAGAAAATATCCGGCGTATTAGATTCCACATAGCCCTTTGTTTCCAAAGAACGGTTGCCAGTTTCAACACGGATCGTAACTTCCTTTTTTAGAGGAAAGTACTTATAGGTTTTCTGTCGAATATCTTCAATCGTCGGCGCAAACATGAACTGCAGATTGAAGACGATATTACGGGTGCTGGCCCGTGCGGACGAGTAAAGAGCCCCATCCGCCGTGGCCAGATCCGTTGAATTGATATTAGCTTTCGGGGGTCCCAGGCCAGTAATACTCTTAACAATCAGCCCCGATTTTTCAGGATGAAAGAGATCCAGCTCGAGAGATTCGCCCTTCGGATTGATTACCGTAATGGACTTGATCATACCTTAGAAATCGCCTCCTTGAAAGCAGTAAACTGATTGTTAGTATTGCGATAGATTTCAGAGCGGCTGAGAGATTTCGGAGAATAGTTATTCTGCACGAACTCGACAACCTGAGGCCCATTTTGATTATTCTGCGGGACCGGCTGTTTTATACCGTTTTCATTGGAACTCAGAGAATTTGCAACGGCATTTACACGAGCTCCAGTTACATAAGTACTGATAACCGGTGTCTTCATCGAGCCAAGTTTATTAAACCCAGAACGAACCTGCGTCAAATCGACAACGGGCGCAATCTGCGGATGAAGCGTCGGGTCAGTATCAATAATATCGGCAAGCTGTCCGATAGTATCTCTTGCAGCGGCAATCGTCTCTTCGGAAACATGAGTTGCAGATCGAGAAACTTCATCTTCCATATTTTGGAAGCCGATCGACATGCCAAGGCCGCACATCTCACCAAGCCACATAAACTTACGAGAAGGAGAACGCGAATCAACTTCTATCTGAACCGCAGTAAAAGCTGCTGCTGCAACTTCTCTTGCAGCTGTTGCAATTTCTTCGCTTTTTGAGAGAATGCCCTGTTTAAAGCCTTCTGCGCACATCTGGCCAAGTGTATACCACTGACCAGAATCCTGTGTAAGCTGATTCTTACCAGCAGCCGTTAAAGCCTGCGCGCCAGCTGTTACAGCAGAAGTAGTCGTCTTCATACCTTCTCCGATAGAGGTAGCATATTGCGTACCGTAACCCTCGAAATTTGTAGTGAGCGCCCCAAGTGTAGACTCAGCCGTAGCAAGATAGGTATCGGAAACTGTGCTCATAGCAGTGGAAACTGCACTGGTTACAGAATCAGTCATTGTCTGGGTTGTATTCTTCAGATTGTAACCTGTGCGCTCAGCCGCAGCAGCCGAAATCTGCTCCATTGTGAAACCAAGTTTCAGAAGGTCATCCTTAGATTCGCCAATCCATTGTGCGTATGCAACCATTGCATCAGTCGAGTTGTCAGAGACAGTCTCACGAGTATTGTTTACCTTGTCCATGAGATTGGCCAAATCAATCTGTTCCTGCAAAAGTTGCTGATAGGCCTTCTTAGCATCTTCGCTTGTCTTGCCCATCTTCTTAACAGTATACTCGTACTTCTGGTTTGCTTGATCGACTTTCTCATTTTGAATTCTGATCTTCTCAGTAATGACTTCTGTTTCTTTGGCTTGCTTATCATGTTCAGAAGCAGTCTTACCGATCGTTGCTTCCCAAAGTTCTTTCTCTAAATCAATCGTAGAAAGATCCAGATCAAGATCAGAAAGTTTCGAATCGAATGCTGTTAGGAATGTATCCGCAGCCTTCGTGCCAGAAGCAGAGAATGCGCCAGACGAATTATTGGTCGCCTGTGTGATTATATTGGTGAGACTATTGGTAAGCTCAGAAACTGCAGAATCAGTTTCACTAGTATCAAATCCGAGGCCGGAAAGCCCAATAAGGCCATCGTTTTTATCAACATCAGCGTATTCATCGACGGCGCCAGTAACTTTTTTGATCTGCTCTTTTACATATGCTCCAGGATTCTCCAAAGCTTTACCGAGTCCCTGAAGCATACGACTACCCATATAGGCGCCGGAAGATTCAGCTTTGTCACCATTTGCAATAGCACCATTCGCTAGTTCAGCCGCTGCTTTGGCCGGTTTTTCTTCGAACTTCCCATTGGTTGCTGAGTCATATCCTTCGAGAGTTTTATTGCCAAGATTTTCACCGGGGGCTTTTGCTTCTTCGCTCTCGGTCGGCAAGAACAAACCCTTAATGGCATCCCATCCAGCGGCAATCATTTCAGTCCACGGAGAATGCCATCCAGTAACTTTTCGGAAACCATTCAAAAATACATTACCAAAATTAGCACCACTGTTCTTAACAGTCTCAAGAGATTCGTTACCGGCAACACCTTCCAAGAATCCAGCAACGCAATCTTGACCTGCCTGACGGAATTGCTCAATATATTCACGAAGTGCTGTGATAGATTGCACAACATTCTGGCAAAGCACGTCAAGTGGCGTCGGGTCTTGAACCTGAGAAGTATAAGAGAAGAACTGCCACAAATTCCAACCAAAATTCGAAATTTCAGAGCTGAATTCCGTAAGAGTCTTCATACTGACTTCTTGAATCTCTGGAAGAAATGCGATCAATCGACGCATATCAGTAATGATATTGTTCGTAGCGGCATTATTTATCTGAATTCCAGAAAGATTCTGATAATACTTAGCAATATGCCCGCCAAATTTAGAAATAGTTTCACCGAAATTATCGAGATTTTGCTTACCAACAAACCGAGCCAAAATACTATCATCTGGTAACAAATTCGCAATTTCAACCAAAGCTCGTGCACCAGCGATAGATTGGTTCATTGCTCCGAAATCAATACCGCTAACGCTCCAAGCATACGAGGCCATAGCATTGCCAAACATTACCAACTGCGTACCAAATAGCATGAGATCTTTCGTTCCAAAGAATAAACCGAAGATACTCCAATCAGGGATTGTATTTGCAATCTCGACCAACGCTCGCGCACCAGGCAGAGAATTCGCAATGGCTGTATTGTCACAAAGTTTAACGGCAAGAGAATACCCAGTTAATGCTGCACCAAACAGAACCAATTGAGCACCAAAACCAGCAAGATTTTGAGTTCCAGTAAAGAGATTAAAGAGACCGCCTTGTTTCGGAATTGCGTTTGCAATCTCAACAAGAACATTTACTGCGGGAAGAGATGCAACGATGGCGTCTATGTCACATCCAACAAGACCCTGACTATAAGCAGTAAGTGACTGACCGAGCAATCCGCACTGCATTTTGAATTGCTCAAGGTCCGGTGCGCCGACAAAGCGTTCAAAGAGTCCAGCAGTCGCCACGATAGCCAATCCGCCAGCAAACGCAATCACTGCCTTGATGCCGGAACTAACTTGGTCAAACTTCACATTGGCCATAGAATCATTGAATGCTTTAATAGATTCACCAAGGATCGTTATAGATGTTCCGATGCCACCAGCAACAAATCCTGCAATAAGGTTCCCAAGTGCCTGAGAAATTGTCAGGCATTTTTGCGGAAGATCATCGGGAATATCGAAGAGACTAATTGCTCCAAGAATAAGTCCAAGAACACCACAAACGCCAAGAATTGCACCAAGAACTACGATAATTCCTTTTCCAGCAACCCATCCACCTTTTCCAAGAGCCATAATTCCAGTCGAAGCTTTTGACAATGCGATGGCCATAACAGACATACCTATTGCAAGAGTTGTGACGCCTGCCGATGCTTGAATTGCCATATCAAGATTTGGTGCCAGAGAAACAAGCAACCCCAAAATCGTAGCAAGGCCACCAACAGCAAGCGTTAGAATAGCCATGGACTTAATGTTTATTTCAGCTTTGCTAGTAAGTGCGCCCATAACACCAAATGCGGCAAGCATCATAGAGAGGCCGTATGTGGCCATTTTGAATGTCTCTGGGCTATCCTTCATGGCAATACTCAAAGCGGCAACCATAGTTCCCAAAGCAACTGCTGCAATGGTCATAGTCGTGATGCTCTTGCTCATATCTTTTGCCTGGGCAGTAGCCTTAATCATTGCAATAAAGATCGCAGAAAGACCAGCAACATAAGCAAGCCCCTTGAACATGGCGCCAGTATCAAGATATCCGACAATGCCACCAATAACGGCAAGAACGCCAATAGCAGCAGATGCAGCAAGAAGCGTCACAGAAACCTTATGAGCATCTTTTCCAGCAAATTTAGAGAATGCAATCAAACCACCCATAAATAGGGTTAAGAATCCAATTGCAGCGATTCCCTTGACCAAAGTTTGTGTTTTAAAGTTTCCGAGTAGCGCGACAGCCGCCATGATCGCATAAATTCCGAGACCAATACCGCCCATAAGAGCACCCGCCTTAGCGGCATTAGTGCCAGCAAGATTCGTTGCTGCAAATACAGCAGCCAAAGCAGCGATCATCAGCCCAAGTTTCTTGATTACGCCCCAGATATCGTCTATATCGTAATTCTCAAGTTTCTGGATAAGTTTCAGTACAGCAGACAATGCGAGTACCGTCGTAAGAATTGCACCAGCACTTTTCAGTTGAGAAGTTCCTTTCAACTTACTAAGAGCGACCGACAATGCTATTACAGATCCTGTCGCCAAAACCAAAGCGTTAATAACAGAGTTAATATCTCTAAAAGAAATATCAGAAATATTCTTAAGTGCTTTTGCGATGATGTATATCGAAGCAGACATTGCTAGGATATTTGCAGCAGCACTATTAAGAACTCCTGTATTGCCAACAGATGCAGTCAGGAGACCCATCTTATTGGTCATTAATGTTGCCGCCGTAGCAAGTGTTCCTACAAGAACACTAATGGCAAGAACATTATCCAAAAGAATATTTGGGTCCATATTCTCGAGCATCTTAAATGCAGAAGCGAGAAGAAGTAGACTTCCAGCCAATGCAGCAACAACTTTAGCAAGAATACTTGCAGCCGCAGCACCAGTTGCGGCCAATGTCGGCATCATCGTAAGTGCCTTAACAAAGATTGCAAACGCTACCATAGTAGCAGTCAGCATAACTGCTGCATTTTGAAGTTTATCAGTCGGTAATAAAGCAAGAACAGTCAAAGAAGCTGCTAAGATAGCAACAGCTTTTGCCATTTTCACATAGTTTGGTGCATTTATAGAATTCTTAACAGCATCAAACATACCGGCAATAGATGTCATAACTTTATTGACGCCTGTCGTAAGACCGGCAAATCCTTTAGTAAGATTACCAATTTCCGTAACAAATTTGGTCATTACCTTTGTAAAGTTATTGACAGACTGGATAATTCCGAAACCAAAAGCAATACTTAAAAGTGCTCCCCAAGGAACATCCTTAAGCCAGCCCCTAAGTGTATTAAACACAATGGAAATTCGTCTAGTCAGATTATCAAAACTTGCACCAGTTTTATCGCAGACATTTTCAACAGTAGATTTGAAACTTTCAAGAAGGCCATTGGTATCAGCAATGCTAGTTGTAAGCCCTTTAAACCAGCTCCATGCGTCTTTTCCGATTTGACTAAAGATCCCAATCAGATTAGGAAATGTTAGTTTATCAATCCCTTTTATTTTAGAAACTGTTTCGGAAATATGATTGAGAAGTTTTAAAGCGGCTTGGGCACCGGATTCAATGGTGGTTGCCAAAAGTTTAAATGCCGTCTGCCCAATCCTACTATCCTTAAATTGAATAAAGAGATTCTTAAGAATATCGATGAGTTTTTTGGCGCCAAAACCAATCTTTTCAAAGCTGACGTTAAGCTTTTCACCAGATATGGTCATGTTCCTAAAACTGTAAAGTAAATCGCCAACGGTGCCAAGTATTTCAAGAACTAGATCTCCAAAACTACCCAATTCTGGAGCAACCAAATTCTTAATAATATTTCCAAGCTGTTTGAGTGTACTAAAGAGAATATCAAATACTGAAAACACACCACGAGCAGCTCTACGAAGATTCGTCATCTGACGAGAATTCAATTGCAGAGCTTTCATCAGATTCTTAAAGCCATTTGTGAATTTCAAAAGATCCTGGCTTGTTTTGGCAGGAAAAATATCTCGAAATGCATCTTTGAAAGGCTTAATGACACGAAGGATAGCCTCCATCATTTCATTGATACCTTCAAGCATGGTCTTTCGACCGCCGCCTTCACGCCAGCCCTCAAACAGTTCATTCCGAACATCACCAGATGCGGCAAAGACTTCGTAAAGAATGTTGGCAAGGTTTGTCCAAAGCTTTTTAGCTTCTTCATAGTCGCCAAATATCAACTCGAAGGTCTTCATCCAACCAGTAGATACGGCATCGGATGTTGCAGAAATAGCTTCTGCGAATGCCTTAGCTTCCTGTGCAGACTGGAAAGACTTTCGGCCAAGCTCATAAGTAGAAGAGCTTAATTCATCCAGATATCCACGAAGTTCTTCTACATCAACGCCTGTCATGCTGGCATAAGCCTGAAGATCAAGTGTTCCTTCTGCATACTTATCTACGGCCGAAAGTAACTGTGTAGCAGTTAAATCTGTAGCAGAAGATACTTCATAAAGCTTATTTGTAAATCCGCCGTAACGATCCAAAACATTCAGCAAAACATCCGATGTAAACCATGCATCAGAAAGTGCATTGTTGAAATTCTGAACGCTAACGGCATTATTCTTCATGGTGACGTAAGTTCCATCACCCTTTTTCTTAAGTTTTCCAAGCGCAACAGCCGCTTCAATTGCATTTTCTTTGAATTCGGCGGTAGCCATGTTTGCATTCTCGATGGACTTCCAGTCGATTAGTTTAACAGCGCCAGTCGACAATGCTTGTGAAAGGTTATACATAGCACGGCTAGCTTCATTGGCATTGGCACCAGAGCGAGCAGCCCAAGTAGCAATACCTTGCATAGCCGTAACAGATCGATCAAGCTTAATACCATTGGAAGTAAACTTACCAATGTTTCCGACCATTTCAGTAAAGTTATAAGAGGTTTCATCAGTAAACCAGTTTAACTTTTCGAGCTGACTATTAACATAGCTCATCTGGGCTCCAGTATCTTTGAAGTCCTTAGATGTTGCAGCCATAATGGTCTGAACAGCGCTTGTCTTTTCAGCATATTTATCCCAGCCAGCATTAACCTGGTCAAGTGTCATACTGCTGACAAAACGCTTTGTTGTATCAATGAGGGCATTCGTAGCACGATTTACAAGTGTAGCTTTTGCTACCATAGTTGTAAATCCACCGTTTATTCCCTCAATAGCTTTCAAAAGAGGATTTGCATCTACCTCTTTGAAAGATTCATTTACTTTGTCAAGATTTTTCGAAGCGCCCGAAAACTTTAAAGCATTCTTAAGTCGATCCAGAGTAGATAAACTTTTGCTTGCTTTCTTTTCAAACTCTTCATTATCAAATCGCATTTGTACAACGCGATTATCAACTGTCGTAGACATTATCTTCTAACCTCCTCCCATAATTCCTTAGAGAGTTCATCAAATATCGGCCGAATGGCTGGATTAATGATGTCATAGCCCTCGACATATCCGCCAGTGCCAGTCGCATGCCCATACTGGAGGAGGATGATCACAGGGGTTCCTTTGCCGCCAAATGCGTAGCCATCAATTGTGTTGGTATTATACCATTCAATCGAGATGCCCTGCGAATCATTTTGAATTTTATAACCCCAGGACTCGGCCGTAATACCTGAATCTACCGGGGTCGCACGAATCAGAGCTTCTAATCCGCGTCTAGCATATGCATCGAGAATGGGGCGATAGTCTTTGGACGCCAAGCCTTTTAAGTACTTCTCGGTATTATTAAAATTTCCACGTGTCCTAATGGCTATCACCCGCATTCTCCTTTCTTAAGACCGCTTAACTCCAGCGAGCCTTTACTTCTCGAACATCTACATGAACAAATTTTTCATAAAGACCAACGCCACCGGAATTTCCAAGTTTCTTGTCAAACCAATCATAAATCGTCTTAACAGGAACACCAGAAATATAGACATCTGCAGCAGTGCCATATTTATGCTGGCTATATGCTGCGCCGCCGATCTTTTTGTTGTAAGGTTCTGTTCGATAGGCCGAATTAATGATGATCGGCTTCTTAAAATATTCTCGAGCTTCCTGCAAGAGTTTAACCAATGCCGGTGCTATAAATATAGTATCGGTATTATCTTTGCAACGAAACTCTTTAACTTTAAAGTTAGAAGAGAGTTTCTTTTCACCATCTTTCTTCCAACTATACGCATAAATAGGGATCATAGGTTTCTCCCCCTTTGGTTCATCAACCTCAGTTTCTGCAACTTCAGAAATGATGACATATACCGAGATAGTTCTGGATGGCTTGATAATTCGAGTAGAATCTCTAAAAGCCGTAGAGGCTCCACCATCGCCGATCAGAGCATAGTTCCAGCCTTTCTTATATAGAAGATCTTGGAAATCCCACAATCCGATTTTAGATTCAACTCCGAATACGAAATTGTTTCCTTTAAAGCCGAAAGCAGGGCGACTGGTCAAACGAGGTCTCGCTTTGGTACCATCAGCATCTACATGCGATGTGAGATCTTTTCTCTTTTTGCCATTTGGAATGACGACTGTATTTGTAAAGTAACTGTCAAACCCATTATGTGGTAGAACACCCCATTCCGGATTGCCATTCTTTTTCCAGCCAATGCCAAATTCATTGTATGCAGGCCGATATAATGTTGTCCCATCAATCTTAGTATGCGCAAGAGGATTTCTCGTCGACATATTAAAAAAGGGACCATTCATGATCGTTACATTCGGACCACCATACAATTTCCACATCGTCGAAAGTGTATACTTTGTTTTCCGATTGTCGATCAGTCGGATTCGGCATTTATTCACGGGAATAGACTTATAAATTGCCATAAGATTACCCTTTCGTTCCTAGTTTTCTTCTACGCTCAGCATTCAGCTTAGAATAATCTCGAGCAGTTTCCTTCTTAGATTTCTTCTTCGGATTCTGCTGTTCATTACAAACCTCAATTAGTATCATGAGACGATTTAAATGCCACTTTTGAAACTCAACAGGAATTTGAAAGGCAACCATCCATCCGTAAATTACTTCAGAAGTGACTGTTTGCCCTTTTCCAAATACTGGCTTCTTTTTAGCATCATGATGCGTAATCGTGGTTGCTGTCATCGGTGCTGAAATGTAAGCATCAATGTCTCGAATGTTTTGCGGACTCAATCTCTCATAAATTTCATCCGGAACATTCTGTGTCAATGTCATACAGCGAACATAGTCACGTGATTCCGCTGGGGTTAATTGACTATTTAAGTATGGTTTACACCATTTGGATTCCCATTTTGAAATTGAGACAAGGCTATGCTCGAGCATAAGTACTTTCTCCGGATACGTCCGAAACTTCTCGAGCGTTTCATCATAAACTTCGGTCGCCGGGACGACCAGCTTAAGCATTCTCGCTTGTCTCAATAGACTCGGGGAGCTTCTTAGCTTCCTGAGCATTCTTAACCTGCTCAATCACATTAGCGCGATCCTCAGCGCTCATGCCGGGCATGATACCCACGATGAAGTTGATGATCTCATCATCCTCGCCGCCGAGCAGCATCATCAGGATCTCATCATGTGCGAGAGAATACTGAAAATCTTCCTTGATTTCAGGAGTCTTCAGGAAGACATCGCTGCCTGGCTTACGAACGCCATAAGCATTCACGAGCAGATTATCAATGAACTCAGCGACGGCTTTCTTATCGCCCTTCTGCTGGAGTTCGGTAAGGCCTTCAATCAGGCCATTGTCAAAGCCAAGGCTCATCTTGGCAAGATCAGACTTATTCAGATGGAACCACAGGTCCTTCTCAACCTTATTGCCATCATAGTCCTCATAAGAAACATGCTGCTTAATCATAGATCTTTCTCCTTTTTACTCATTTTGATTTTTTAAAGAGGGGCCAGGATAACCATTCCCAGCCCCTCAGGATAGTTAGGCCGCAGACAGGATCTCGGCAATCTCATCGGGAGTGGGCAGAACCGCACCAGTGGAAGTCTCGTCGCCGTACAGCTTCGCCTCGATCTTGGCTAGCTTGGTGCTATCGATCTTAGTGGAGTCGATGACAAGCAGAGCAGTAGGCTTCTTGCCAGTCACGTTGACGGGAGTAGTGGACAGCTCCCAGCTGAAGGTCAGTGCCTCGGGGGAGTCATTGATGGTCTGATAGGCCTTCTCAGAGGGAGATACCTGGCAGCCATATACCAGATGCAGCTTATAGCCATGATCCTGGCCATCGGTATCGTTACCAATCATGGTACGATAGCAGAAGCCAAAGACAGAGCGGGACTGCTGACCAACATAGACACCAGTATTATCGACCAGTTCCTTGTTGCCGTTACAAGCCTCAAACTCCTCAGGATAGGTATAGGCTTCGATGGTCGCACCGAACTCCTCGGCGGAAATCAGGTTCAAATACTTGATGTTATCGGCATACTGTCCGGTAGCCTCAGCACCAGAGGGAGATTCGGAAACAGAAATCAGACCATTCCAAGCAACGCCATTCTTATAGGCGCCGGTCTGATCGGGAAAATACAGGACACCATGGTCGACACCAGTTTCATAAAGGTGTTCACCGGTTTTATCCCATACAAGTCTAGCCATAGGATTGTTCCTCCTTAGAAATAAAGATCAAAGACATAGTGGTATAAATTATCAGCCACATAAATTCGGTTCATTGTGCACATGGGGAGTTGTGCAATCTTCATAGGGAGATCTGAATCCGGATCTTTTGTAACTGCCATTACCACGTATTTCTTCGTAAGGGAATACGGATTGTTATCTGCAAATGTTGTATCAATGTCATCAAATTTGTAGATAATGCATGGGTATGACATTTTAATTGTGGCCGGAGGTTGAAAATATACGCGTTTTGAAACACCGATAATCTTATTTAAGATTTCAGATAGTTGTTGACGCGATTTCGCCATTATACACACCTCCGATCGAGATGATTAGACGGGGGAATTGGACTTCAACAGATTGAACATTCCAATACGCCCCCATCCATTCAACATATCTCATGGCAAAGAAGTGCGCAAAAGCAAACGGATCAGCCACAATGCTAATCTGGTTATTAACATCAATGTTGTCATTAACGCCTTCTCCAGAAGTTGCTTTTTTCACATTTCGGATAACGTCACCCATGTAGTAACGAGCTACCGGAGTCTCCGTATAAACATCCGGGGCAGTTTCCATCGGCATAACAAAGCCGACTGCGCCATAAAACTTTGCCATTTTGAATTCTCCGAGAGTCTACTTAGCCGGCAACGGCCGCCGCACGAGTTACAGTCACGGTGTCGCCAGTAGATGCGGCCACGATTGCAGAAACAGTGCCAACCTTAGAAGTCTCGGAATAGTTCGTGGGGATGGCATAAGTGCCTTCTGCAGTCTGCAGAACGCAGCCCTTCATGAATGCATCCTTCAGCTCAGAAGTCTTAAACTGAACCTTATGGGCGGCATCGACATAAGCCTTATTGGCATTCACAAAGATAATGACCTTTGCCACGTTCTTATCCTTGGCATCATTATAGATTCTTTCCATAGTGAGTTCTCCTTTCTGCTATCTCAGATTAATCCTTCTGGACTTCGAAAGCAATGGCGGCATAGGGACGAGTCAGAGCGCCAGAGCAACGAGTCTCCATCAGGTACTTATACTGGTTGTAGTCGATATCGAAGTCATCAAACATGTTGACCTCGCCACCCTTATCGGCACCGACGTTGTAGTCATTCAGATTGACCAGCAGAGCATCCAGAGCCTGAGTCTTGCCGGCATCATCATTGCGGGTCAGACCAACCATAGACTCGATCGTCACAATGCTGTTGACACGCAGGGCAGTACGCAGCTTCTCAACAGTGTCATAGATCACACGGCCGGTAGTGTCTTCCAGCATCAGCATCTCGGTCAGCATATCCTCAGTGGTATACAGATCGGGGTTGCCAGAGCCCTTGTACAGCTTACGAGACTTCACGACTGCCTTAATGAAATTCTTGGCATGCTCGGCATCGCTCGTGCCAGCATTCACAGGATACTTCACAGTGAACAGCTCAGAATCAGTCCAGATAGGACGAATGTTCTGCTCATTGATCTTGTCATCGCTGGAAGCCAGACGACCATCGCCGATCAGGATGGCGCGAGCCAGTTCCTCATTCAGCATCATCCGCATCTCGGACTTCAGCCAGGCAACAACGTTGAAGTCAGTAATGTCGACTTGGTCATCACGATCCATCTTCTGCTTCTTATAGATGGTAGTGGGGGTGGTGGTGCGCTTCAGCAGAGAGAAGACCTCTTCCTTCTTCAGTTTACCCTTGATATAGCCCTTTGCACGAGCTTCATCTTCGGTGATGTCAGCAAAGATGGATTTAATGCGAGAGAAGGGAGTGCGATGGACCTTGCTCATAACCTGAGAAACCCAGGTCTGATCGCGCTGGATGAAGATGGGCTCGTTGGTCATATTGCGAGCATCAGGGAACAGATAACCAACGTTGGTCACACCATAATCGCCGTCAGCATGCTGGATAACATCCTGCAGGGCCTCAGCATCATCGCCACCAATTTCACAGTGTTCCAGAACAGCCTGTTTCAAAGAGCCCAGACGCTTGGCGTCCTTCAGGATCTTCTGCATATCGTCGTGGCTCAGAGTGGGAGCCGCGGCATTCTCGGGGTCAAAGACATTGTGCTTCATATCGGGATTATCCTCCTCATCGTCATCGTTGTGTTCGACACTGCCGCCCTTTTCTTCAAGAGCTTTGCCGATAATATAGGCAACGGCGGCCTGCTGCTCTTCATTCAAGGTATCGAGAACATCCTTCACGGTCTTTTCATTACCTTCAGGGTTCTCCTCTTTCTTCTGGTCCTCGTGCTTCAGATCATCATCTTTCACTTCGGGGTCCTCCTTTTTTTCCTCATCAGCATGGGCGAGAATAATACCGTCAGCTGTGAAAATATTTGCATCGTCAAAATCATCACCATCATCACTGTGAGTGAGATTCAACTTTTCAACATATGCCTTGGGGTTCGCTCCAGCCAGAACAAGGCTTACTTCCTTAATATTGCCATGAGAGACAACATTTGTAAACTTGTTTCTGGTTAGGTGATTTGCATGAATGGAGAATGCGCTTACATCTCCATGGCTTACAAGTTCCTTTGCGGCAACGCCAGCCTCAGTGCCATTAAAAGAAATCTTTCCGTAGACACCATCATCACGTGCTTCCAGGTCAGCATGGCCAAGAACAGCTTCGACATCGTCGTGGATATGCATCCACACCACCGGAACTCTAGCGCCATTTTGATCTGCAAAAGCTCCCTGACGAATCGTGACACCATCGGTGCATTTCACACCGTATCGGGTCACATAGCCTTCGCAATCATACATCTGCGTTTTCTCCTTTCTTTAATAAATCTGCAAATCCACCAGAAGGTTCGTCCCCTTGTTTCTCTTGATTGAGATTTGAGTTACGCAGTTCGTCAGCCTTTGGATCATCAGAAGGTTTAATGCCGATAATCTGTCGGATTTCGTTACTGGTAAGGATTTCATTTCTGGTGAACTTATCGGCAATCTCAGCAATCTGGCTGACAGGAGTAATGCGGAAGGGTTCAGTAAAGAACATGACAGACTGTCCTTGTGTTCGGGCAGTTTTAGTCAAGAACTTTCGCTTAAACTCATCAGTAATTGTGGATGCCAAAGGTTCAACAGTCTTATTCTGGTAATTCAACATCGTCTGCTCATCGGCTGTACCATCCAGAATACTCTGGCTGAAACCTAACTGGCTATAAAGCATACTCGTTAAATACTCAACCTGCTTCAAGAGATTATTCTCAACAGAGCGATTGAGCTGAATTACCTTCTCAGTGCTGTCGATATATGCGATACCGAGTTTATTCCCAGCAAGCTGGTCTTCAACAGACTTTCGACGAATCTCGGCCTGCTCCTGACGTGCTTCGCTACGAATCGTATAAGGGAGCTGGATAATCAAATCCAGCTTACCAGATCCAGCCTGCTCATCAATTACATCCAAAAGGCGAAGCTTTCGAATAAGACGTTGCAGGGTGGAGTTTGGTGCATTCATTACTGCATAAAACGGGTTTTCGAGAATCGCCACATCTCTTTTTCTAAAAGTAAATTCCTGGCGTCGGCCCGTTACACTATTGTAAAGACGCACCTTTACATGCTGTGGATACCATTCTACGATTGGACCAACTCTCATTTGTGAGATATCATAAGAGCTGGATACTTCTGGGTCATCTGTTGTTTCGACAGGAACTGCGGCAACGACGCCTTCATCAATCATGGACAAAACCATATCATGGACAAATGCTCGTCCGCTCTGATCCAGGTTTGCTTCAGTCTTAAGAACCTCATTCAAGCCCGTGCTCATTTCTTCCTTAAATCGTTCATTCTTATCAAGGCGAACATGTCGAAATTTCAGTGATGCAACATCCAATGCGATCCGATTGTAAATCGCATTCACAATTGTTTTCTCATTGTTGGATGACAGAATCACTCGGTCAGCCCGTTGAGAGTCCCCATAGCCCAATCGCCAGGACATATCAGTCATCGGGTCCCGATTTTTAAAGACGTTCCACGCACGCCTTATTCTGGAACCAAAAGATAGATCCATGCGGGGGTCCTCCTTATTAGGGGTATGCACTCATTTTGAATTTTATCCGCGACGTCTCTCGCGAGCCTCAGCAAGGCGATCGTTAAATGCATCCAATTCCTTGAGATACATTTCAAGTTCATCTTTCTGTTTCTTAGCGAGTTTCATGTCTACTTTTGCGAAATTGCTCTCCATAGCTTTATACCACTTGGCACCTTTTTGAGCACGCCGAATTGTTTTTGCGCTTCTTCCCTCAAGTTTCTTCTCAAGTTTCGAAGTATTTCGGCGCCCTTTAAAAGCACTCATACGGCGCTGAGAAATAGTATAGGAAAGGCTTCGTTCTGCATTCTTAGCTTTGTCATACTTTTCGCGATTCTTTTTGGCTTTTGCAGAGGATTTCTCATACGCCTTTACTGGGTTATGCCGAATCCCCCACTTCATGCCGAGAACGCCATAGTGATAAAGCTCTTCTTGTTCACAAGAACCATAAACAGCCATATTTTTCCTCCTTCCTAAGAAAATTAGTCGAAGAGATCTCGATTTAGTTTCCATGCAATGTAGCCATCCATCATAGCGGCAACAGCATCAATCTTCTGATCGTATCTCTTTTTATAAAGCATGCGGTTACCATTTACATCTTCCAATGTAATACAATTACCCATAGAATATGTCATCAATTGCTCATCAAACAGCAGCGCTCGATCCTCAGAAAGTTTCTTAAGTTCGCCAAGGGGGACAGTTTCGGTCTTCTTGCCCTGAATGACTTTCTCAATGCCAAATGGGCCGTTCTCTTGAGCCCAGCGAGCAATGAAATCCTTGCAATTGAAAGGATCATAACCAACAGCACGAACATCGTAATTATTCTGGATAATAAACTCATCAAGATCCTCATAAATTTGCATAGGATCAAGTGTTGTTCCATCCAAAACGATCAAACTGCCCTCTTCCATAAACTCTTCATATTTCTGCCGCATTGCAGGATTTAGCTTTAGGACGGTCCGGGACGAAATATAGTTTCGTGTCTTCACGCCGAATTGCATACCTTTAAGCGGAAACAGAAATGTGAATGCAAAGAAGTCGTCACCCTGAGAAGCATCAATTCCCATAGCACAAGGCATACCATAATACAGTCGTTTCGGATGACAAATAGTCTCCTCATACGGAAAGTAATATGTATAGCCTTCCATAGGAAGTCCGAATCTCTTAGCAAGAATATCATTTCTTGCAGAGGGAACCTTCTCAGCACGCTCAACATCTTGCTGGTAAGCATCATAACTCACACTGATTCCAATATTGGGGTTTGCCTTAATCCACATCGCTGGATCATTAATCTCATCAATGTTATCAAGTTTATACCACCAAATAGAGACATGCGGGTTCTGATATTCACCTTTCAGAATCGACTGGAGTTCCATCTTAATCGAGTCACCAACGCCATTCCGAACAGTACCTTCAGAAGAAGTCGCTACAATTTGGTAATCTTTTACCTTAGAAGCCCCCTGTTCGATAGCACCGACAGGATCTTCCCGAATATCACCAGAAAGCCACTCATCAATGGTTGCATACTTGCAACGCAAACCCTGAAGTTTGTCAATTCGCATCGGTCGAATTTCAATCAGGGAATTTGTCATGAAGTTCATGATGCCCTTCTTTGTAGATGCTAACTGAACTCGATTCGCTTTGGAGCCAGTCGTATTCTGAAGAGATCCTGCCGTCAGCATTTTGAAAACTGGGCCTCTTGCACGAGCAATTGCTGTTGCCAGAGGAGTGGTTGTCTCTTCGGCAAGCCGCATAGTCGGCGCCACCACAATCTGCTGAGTTGTTGACGTGTCACAAATCTGACCATAAGACTGTACGTAAGAATCATAGAGAGATTTCGCCGCGCCACGCCCTACAATCAGATACTGCTTATGGATGAGTCTTCGCTTATACTTTCGAGTTACATACCGGCCGCCTTTTCCTTGCGGGTCAGGGACATAAACACTACGCGTCTCAAAGTAAAACCAGCCATAAAGTTGTTCGCCCCATAGTTTAAACGAGAACATCATCTCGAGATCGGAGCCATCAGTCAAGGTTAGCTCACTTTCACAGTATGCGATCCAACCCTCAACAGGAGCCGGATCGTAATATACGCCCGGGTTCCGAATTAGTTCATCGATTCGGTTCATCTCCATCGATATCTCTCGATTGACGGGGATTTCTCCTGCCAGCACCTTCTCCCGGAATTCGCCGTAGTAGCGAGGCACTGCAGTGTTGGATAGATATTTTGACATTAGCCACCCTTCCGCTTCTTTTCAATGTCCATCAACTTTATGATCGATTGATAATTCGCATAGGCTTTCTGTGCTCCGCCCATAATATTACCAATATTTTGAGAAAGATCGGCAATATCTTTGGAACCAGATTTCATCTTATCAATCAATCGCTTACCCTTATCAACAGTGGTCTTGATTTTCTGAGCTTGCTGCTGTGCCTGCTGTTGCTGGGATTGCTGATTGGAAGGATTCACCATACTCATATACGTCTGCTCGAGTCGAAGTCGATTGATTGCACGAACCAATTCCTCATCAGACATTTCTTTTGCTTTCTGACTGGGTGGTTTAGCGGCCTCTTCTTTCTTTCGTTTCTCTTCTGCTTGTACGGCAGCTTTTCGTTTAGCTTCTCGCAACTCTGCATTACGTTTTTCAGCCTGCAGTCTTCGATGTTTTGCCCAAATACTTTCGGGTCGCTTAGAAATCGCTTTTGGAGCAGACTCATCTTTATTCAAACGACGCTTTTTCGGATTGTCCTGATACGGTTCTTTGCCAGAACCATACGGATATCGACCTGATTTCCTCGGAACGCCATAATGGTAAAGTTCATCGCCATATACAGCCATGTAAGCCCTCCTTTCCTAGGAGTAAATATGCTAAAAATTTAAGCATCATGTAATTATTGGCTGTCAATTACTGAATTGCTGAATTTGAACAAACCAATCGTATAATACGTATTGGCATCACGAAGCATGGCTTTTGCATAGTCTGGTTGCAATGCTGTAAATGCTGGATCATATGGGGTAAAACCACTAGGTAACTGATTGAACTGAATTCTACCATAAGGAACTCCGTCTAAATATGTTGCATATAGTTGAACCCTTCGTAGCATAGAAACAGTAAGAATATCAGCATCATAGTCACGATAAATACTGATTCCCACGCCTGTAAGTCCGGTTCCGCCCCAGATAATGCCAAAACTATCAGCGCCATTCTCATTCTTTGGCGTTCCAGAAATAATTGCCAAATCCATTTGACTGGCATTTAAATCAGTTGCTCGTTTCAGATTCGGAATGTTAAGCTGATCTGCGATTGCAGTTTTCCCATCGCCAGTATAAGTTGCTTTGGAATAATCCATAGAGCCAGTCGCAGCACCTGCTCCAAACTTTGCAGCAATCAAACTATAAAATAGATTCAGACCATCGGGATCAAGGAAGGTAGCCATTTTGAGGTCACCTCCTCATTAAGTTCCGGCAACAATCGAATCAATTGCCTCATTCGTGATTGGAGAAATTTCAACATGGCTACCAAGAGAATCCCAGGTGCCATCCTCAGTCCAGCCATAGTTCATGCCGGTATCTTTAATATCCCAAACATCACCAACAGTATTGCCTTCTGTTGGGAGTTGGTCATAAGTATCTTTGGACCCCTTCCACTTATAGACAGTAGAAATGTCAGATTTTTTAGCAAAATTATTATTTGCATCATCCAGACTCAATGCGCCAACCTCGGCGGCTGTATAAGTCGGCTTGTTAGGAGTCTTTGCCCATGCAGGAACCGTTGGATCAGTCTCAGTATAAGACTGAAGTGCCGTATCTGCTTTTTCAAGAGAGGTCTTTACAGTAGGAGCTAAATCTTCTTTCAGAATCATGCTCTTAAATGCACAAGTTCCAAAGTCATTCATATACTTCAAAATTTTACCGGCAATAGTAGTGAATGATTCGCCAGAAACAATAGTTTCTCGCTTATTGGGGGCTGTAAATGTAACTGTTACACTCGAGGCGTCGCCAGTTGTTGCGAGTCGAGTTGCGTCAGTCGGATGAACATGGTCACCTCTTGCAAATGCATTCTCAGTGCCAACACTACCAGATCCAGAGTCAACTTTAGGAACCGTAGTAGACGCCATAACTCCATCAGGAATATCAGTAAGAGTAATATACTTTTTGTCATTCTCGAGCTGAGATATCTTAGAAGGAATCTTTTTTTCA